CCGGTGTGTCTGTTGAGGCGTTCGGATCTGCCGGTGCGGTGTTGCCGCCGTCTGCAGCGCCAGCGTCCGGGTCGGGCTGGACCACATTGCCGGTCGCTGGGTCGATACCTCCGCCGGTCGCCGGGTCACCTCCTGCGGCCGGGTCAGCGCCCTGTGAGTCGTCACCGGTATCTGGTGCGGCTGCGTCAGCGGCACCCGAGTCGGTCGTCTCACCGTCACCTGCGTCGGGTGTCTCGGGAGCCGTGGAGGCTCCGCCCGCGTCCTCGGTGGCCTGGTCCTGGTCCGCACTCGCATGGGCGGAGAGCTGGTCGACGGCCGACTGGAGCGCGGACAGGTCGATGTCGCCGCCCTGCTGGGCCGAGTCGATCTGGGCCTGCAGCGTCTGCACCGCCTGTTGGATGGTCTGGTCGGCGGCCTGCACCTGCTGGGTGAGGGCGTCAACATCGGCTTGGGTGGCGCGGGCTTGGGTCATGAGCTGGTCGACCTTCCTGTCGAGATGGTGGAGAAGGAGGTGAGTGCCCGATTCAATCTTTAGGAGCCGAGTCATGGCCCGCACCAGTAGCCCGAGCAGCACATCGTTCGAGGGGACGCCGTAGAGCTGGTCGTCGGCGATGTCGGTGAAGTCATCCGGGGCATCGGGAGTGCTCACGTCTGGCGATCCTGGCACGATCTCGGCCCATGACACAGCCCTCGCGCGCAGGCCGTCTTGGAGACTCCCAGCAGATGCCGGTGCCCAACGGTTCCCCAGACATCCAGAGCATGGTGATCGCGGACATCGAGAAGCGGCGCGAGCTGGGGATCAGCAGGTACGGGACCGCGCTGCAGGCACACAACGGGAGGGATGCACTGCTCGATCTCTACGAGGAGCTGATGGACGCGTTGGTCTACCTCAAGCAACTGCTGGTGGAACGCGAGACGAACTGACCCCTGTCCCTATCTGAGTCCCACGCGCGGAAGTAGTGCACGCGTCCAGCGCACAGTGGGGATCTCAGTCATGGGCAACGACGTCGACCGGATGCTGGCCGAGTACGAGAACGCCTCGGACCGGGAGCCGATGCATGGCAAGACCGGCGAGATCCGGCGCAATCCGAGCACCGATCAGAAGAAGGCTCGACGCCGTCAGGAGGAGACCCGGTTGCTGCGCACCGCCGCGACCGCGTCCACCCTGGACGAGCAGCGCCAGGCCATGGTCGAGCTGGAGACGCTCCGCACCGAGGCAATGCGCGAGGACGACGAGGAGCGCGCACTCGACATCACCGCCGCCCGGATCGACGACACGTTGATCCCCGGGCACGTGCACGAGCTGCACACCGCCGCCACCGACTGGCTGCTGGAGATCCCCGAGCACACCGCATCACGCCAGGATGCCGAGCACGCCCTGATCGCCGAGGCGGTGCTGTGGTACGGCCGGGTGGATTCCGTCATCAAGGCCGATGGCGAGGAGTTCGCCGAGCAGGCCCGCAACAAGGCCCGGCACGTGGCCAGCCAGTACGGCGAGCACGCCGAGTCCGCCGCCCAGGCGTTCCTGACCGAGGCGTCCCGGCTGTTGGAGCAGGAGGTCCGCACCGGCACGTTGAGTCACACCGCCGCGCTGATGGACGTGCACGACCTGGGGGATCCCGAAGGCGGCATGGTGTCCCATGACGTGCCCGAGACGCCCGCCGAGACGGCCGAGCCGCAGGCCAGGCCGGTGCACGCCCCGGAGCTGGAATCGCCCAAGGTGGACCGCCCAGCGTGGGCGCACCACCTGCAGGGCGACACCTCCGGGCTGGAGGAGATGAGCCACAACTTCGCCCAGCACGTGCTGGGCAAGGCCTCTGCGCTCTCCCGCGAGCCGGAGCGCTTCCCCGAGCACGTGGGCGTCGGTGGGCCGCCCATCTCCGCCCAGGACGCTTCGGCGTCCCCGGGTGTCTACCCGCCTGAGCCGGATACCAGCTCCAACCGCGCCCCGGCACTGCAGGAGATGCAGAACTACGAAGGCTTCGAAGGCACCTCCGTGGTGCCCGACCCGTCCGGCCAGTCCGAGCAGATGAATGGCGACCAGCGCGCCAGCGAGGACTACGCCCGTCCCCAGGCCGGATTCCCGGTCAGCGGCAGCCACACCCAGAAGGAGTCATCCGTGACTGATCACGCCCAGTGCCCGACCTGCGGTGGTCTGGGCAGAGTCGCCGTGCGCAAGCAGGCCTATTCCGGCCTGCCCCAGGTCGACCAGATCGTGAACGCCGACGAGTCGCCGGGCGCGACCCCGTTGCCCACCGACGTGGCATGGCCGATCGTCTGGGACCCGAACGAGATCAACCGGGCCATCCAGGAGACCGAGGGCCAGATCGCCCGCCGTCCGGAGGGGTTGCCCGGCCCGCCCGGGGCACCCGGGCACAAGGGTGCGTCCCGCCACGAGGCGCAGGGTCGAGACAACTCCGGCTGGATCGGCGACATGGGCGCGAAGGGGCCGGACTATCCGGGCTACTCCTACCCGGCCGGTTACGACGGCTCGAACAACCTGGGCCAGCCGGACCCGGTGTACGGCTACGGCGGGGACGAGCCGCAAGGCCCGAAGCTGCCCTACGGCAACGCCGAGGCGGACGATTTCACCAACAACCCGGGCGAGCCCTACAACCCGAGCGTGCCGCACAACAACGACCAGGGCTTCCAGGAGGTTGCGCCGGGCTTCGCCACCGCGCCGCCCGGTGGGTCCACCAGTGCCCCCGGTTCGGTCGGTTCGTCCCGGCAGTCCGCATTGGCCGACCCGTTCATCGCCGCCGCGCAGGAGGAGATCGCCCGTCAGCAGCAGTTGATCCAGACCCGTTCTTCGATGCTGGCCAGGCAAGGTTCGTGAACTTCACGGCCGCGCTCGCCAAGCTGCAGCGTGAGGCGGGTTACGACGACGCGTTGGGCATCGGCCCGCAACAGCCGACGCCCATCTCGCCGCACACCCTGAACCGGCCGGTCAAGCACCAGCCGCCGGTGCAGACGGACGGCTTGGACCCGGCGGCCGAAAGCGGCCCGAGCCCGTTCAACTCCGGGCAGGGGCCGTACGGGCGGCCGGTGGTCACCGACCCATTGGTCGACCAGCCGATCCGCCCTGGCGCACCGGTGCCGTATCTGCCCGGTCCTGATCTTGACACCACGACGCTGAACTGATGTAGGAGCGGGCCATGCCCAACGAGATCGCGGCGACTGCCTTGTGGACGGATGCGGTGAGCGACCACGACGCCGATGCGCACCGGCGCACCGTGGTGGCCGCCAAGGTCGCCCTGTCCGGCACCTGGCCGTTCTTGGCTGCGGCCAGTTCCGAGGAGGAGTTCGAGCACCGCCTCGCACTCGTCACCGCCCAGGTGGAGGAACACACCCCGGCCGAGGCGCTCGATGACGTGGTGGCCTCGTTGCGCCAGGACTTCGCCACCCTCGCCTCGGCCCGTGCCGCCGAAGCTGCCGCCGCCGCCGAGGTGACCGCCGAGGAGGGCATCGGCCTCGCCGAGCGGTACGCGCACGTGCGGCACCGTGGCGGGGACGAGGACGGGTACTTCCAGGTGGACCTGATCGGCCCGCAGACGGTGCAGACGCTGGCCCGGGCCGCCTCCCGGGACGAGGCGTTCACTGCCGCGCGGGCGCACCGGGTGCCGATCTACGAGAACGGCCGCCATGCCGAGCTGCCGCCGGTGGAGAGCGGTCAAGAGTTCTTCCACGCCGCATCCGGGCGGTGGGTCAACGCCCGCGAGTTCGCCGAGCGCGCGCAGCACCTGGGCGCGGCCGAGGACGACGACGACGAGGGGGAGGCGGGCCTGTCCCACCAGCAGCGGGTGGCCCAGGAGTACGCCCAGTTCCACCGGTCCCCGGACTGGGAGCTGAAGAACATCCACAAGGCCCTGAACATGCTGCCGTTCCTCAACGGCCCGCAGGAGAACGCCCGGCTGGACGCGATCAAGCAGATCCGTTCCGAACGCCGCCGCCGCCAGGGTGTGTTCACCCCGGACCCCACCGACGCGATGCGCTACAACCGGTACCCGACGATCCCCTCGCCGGACTTCGGCGGTTCGCCTGCAGGGCCGGGTGACCACCCCACCGGGCCGGACGGCTTCCCGCCCGATGTGGCCCAGGGCGAACAACGCTCCGAAGAGGCCTACGCCCGGCAGACCACGCCCGGTCCTTGGGTGGTGCCCCCGGACGCCGCGTGGCGCGACTCGATGCTGCCCAATGCAGCCACCGGCCTGCCGCAGGGCCAGTACCCGGCACCGGGCAACCCGGCGGTGAATGCATCTCGGTACATGGCCAGCGGCACCTCCGACGACTTCCACGGCGGCCGGGAGCGGGACGCCAAGTGCAGTGATTGCGGGGAGAACTACTCCTCCTCGCTGAGCAAATGCCCGAACTGCGGCAAGAAGACCTCCTCCCGGCACACCGCGCAGGAAGGGGTCGCGCCGTCCACGCACGCGCCCAACCCGAACTATTTCTGGCAGGGAGCCCAGATCGCCGGGCCGCCGACGTTCCCGCCTGACCCCGGCCCGGAACCCAAGACCAACAACAACGTCGACGACCTCTACGGCGCGGTGCCCCCGGAACAGTCCTCCGGCTCCCAGATGGGCCAGGTCGACGGTGCGGGATACTCCCGGCAGGGCACGCTGTCCCGTGAGGCGGTCCGCGAGGCCGCTTGGTGGTGGGGCATCACCCGCACCGGCGGCATGTACTACCACGGCCGCGAGTTCGACCAGGCTGCGCGCGACAAGGCGGCCAAGTCCGGGCACGCCCTCTCCGACGGGTCGTTCCCGATCTACAACGCCAAGGACGTGCAGAACGCGAAGAACCGGATCGGCACCTCCGACCACGACCGGGCCACGATCGTCAAGCACATCAACCACTGGGCCAAGGAGTACGGCGAGCCGCCGGTCGGCGAGGAGAAGGACGCTTCCCGGCACACCGCCGCCTCCCTGGAGGGGTTCCTGCACGGCCTGCAGTCCGGGCAGGAGGCCACCGTCGGCGAGCACTCGGTGCGTTACGACGCGCAACAGGCCCTGGACGACTACGGCCGACCGGCACGCGGGTTCACCGTCGGCACCTACTCGGTGACCGCCCCGGGCGGGGGCATCAAGTACTTCTCGCACTCGCCGTACAAGCCCGACTCCTGGGCGGGTCAGGCCAAGCGCGCCGCCGCCGAGGACGCCGCCCGGCACATCTGGGACACCCAACGGCAACGCCAGTCCTCGGTCCGGCACACCGCACCGGGCGGCGGGGAGCACGCGCCGTACCGGATCAAGAAGGTGGACGGCGGGTACGCGGTCTTCAACGACAAGGGCGAACGCAAGAACGACGAGGCGAAGTCCTACCCCGAGGCCCGCCGCTTCCAGAAGGCGCTGTACCGCAACGTGCCCGGCGCGCGGCAGTCTGCCGAGGAGGACGAGGCGCACAAGGCCGCGTCCCGGGGCCGCCTCCCTTTCGCCCAGGCTGACCGGAGCACCGAACAACTGCGCGAGGAGGAGTACCGGGAGGGCCGTGAACACGCCGAACGCGGCCTGCCGCCGGAGACGTCCATCCCCGGCATCGACGACGTCTACGACGCTGGGTACGCCGACCGCCGTCACGACCTGGGCCGGATGGCCGCCCACCAGGCCACCTGTCCGGAGTGCGAGGGGACCGGCAAGGACTGGAACGACTACGACCCGTGCCCGCGTTGCCAGGGTTCGGGGCAGGCCTCTGCCAATACGCTGAGCCCTCCGGAGCTGGACAAGGACCACCGGCCGGTCAGCGTGGCCGGATGGCGGTGTGACGTCTGCGGGCACGAGGTCAACGGCCAGACCGACGAGGAGGGCATCCCGACCCAGCGCGGAGACAGCGTGCGGCACACCGGATCCCGCCGGATGGCCAACACCTCCGGGCAGATCGTGGGGCATTGCGATCACTGTCACGCCCCGGTGCGCTGGCACGACGGCGACGATTCGGACGCCGGTCACCTGGAGCATCTGCACAACGCGTCCAACCGGTGCAGCGACGGGTCCCGCAACGTGGCCAAGACCTCCGGGTTGACCCACCTCCCGCAGTTCTTCGACCCGTTCTGCGTCCCTCCGTCCCGGACCGCCTCCGGCCCGTTGGCCATGCAACCGGCGGCCCCTTCCGCCCCGGTCGCGCCCATTGCACCCGGACCCCCGGGCACGGCCACTCCGGCCGTGCCGAGCCCGGGTGGGCCGGGAGGTGCCGGAGGTACCGCCGTACCGGGCGGAGATTCCAACGTGCCGCAGGCATCCAGTGCAGACCTATCGCGCATTTCATCCGATTTGAAGGCATATGCCCTGCAGACGTTGACTGCACCCACCCCGGAGAACCCCACCGGGCGGGACCCCGACGAGTACCGGTCCAACACCTGGGAGGGGCTGGTCCGGCAACGGCCCATGCAGTCCGCCGAGGAGCGCAACGTGAACACCCCGACGCTGGCCCCGGAACCGATCCGGACCAGGAACGTGAACACGCCGACACCGGGCCTCGGGGACTGGGACGGGTCCACCCGCGACGAGGACGACCTGGAAGGCGAAGAGGAGCGCGAGGACTGAGGCCATGAGCATCGCCATCTTCTGTGCCGACTGCCACGCCACCGGCGAGGTCGAGCGGGTCACCCCTGGCCTGATGTGCCGGTGCGGGTCGGCCAACCTGGGCCTGGACGGGGTGGACCCGAAGCCCTCCATCCACACCGCCGCACCCACCGGTCCCGGCACCGGGTGGGGACGGCCGCGACCGGACCCCACCGCCGGGTGGGACCAGTACCAGGGCCCGCCGCCCACCCCGAACCCGTACGGGCCACGGGACGGCAACCATCCCGAGGACAGCTGCCCGGAGTGCCTGGGGTCCGGCTACGACCTGATCGACAAGTGCCCGTGCCGGGCCTGTTTCGGCACCGGTCGGCGCAACCCGACCACGTCCGCACCGGCCGACGCCACGCACCCGCTCACCTGGGATTCGCACCAGGGCCCACCGGCGGGCGGGGCACGCTGGCAGGGCACCGCCACACGGCAGATCACCTACCCGGCGGGCAGCCCCACCCCTGAGTCCACTCAAACCGGACATGGCCCGGGAACGCGCGTGAGCAGGGCACAGAGCCACGCGACCCCCCATCCCAGTGTCTCTGCCCAACCAACCCCTGTTCGTGCGCCTGGCGACACCTCCGCACCCCGCACGGCGGCCCATTTCCCGTTGGTCACCGCGTCGTGTCCCAAGTGCGGGCAACGCAACGCGACCCAGCTCACCGCCGACCTGGCCAACCACGCGTGGTGGGACTGCCGCCGGTGCGGCGGGCTCGCCGACCTGGACCGGCACCCGGAGATCGACCCGTTCGACCCGCCGCCCGCACTGCCGTCCGAACGACGCCGCAAGGCCTCCAGGCTGCGCCGTGCGCCCAAGCCGGACGGCCGCCTGTTCCCGATGTTGGACGCGATCACGGCGGCCAACGACATCTCGCCGCGCGAGGCCCTTACCCTGGCCCGCCGGGCGCTGACGGCGCACCCGGAGTAGACGACCATGGGGCTTGCCAAACTTGACGGACCATCGGTACCCTCAACGGGTACCGATCGCCCAGAGCGCAAAAAGCTCCGGCGGTCGGTTTTTTGGTACCTCTCCCCCCGGTCGGCACCGGAACACTCCGGAAGCGTTATCGGCCCCGCATTTCCTGCCTCAGGGGCATTTGCGATCATGTCGTGTTACTCGCCGGTAGAAGGATCATCGTCGTGAGTGGGACGACGAGCTTCTACGAAGGCGACACGGTCGCCTACGTCGGGGACGCTTTGGATGGGATTGCCCCGGCTTCGGGCACGCTTCTGGCGTTCGCGTCCTCCTCCGCCGCGCACGTGAAGTGGACCTCCGGCCCGCATCTCGGCCAGATCGAGATCGTTGATCTCTACGACCTGATGCCGACCGCCTCGGTGGCGGCCCTGGAGTCGCCGCAGATCACTGCGCACTCGGTGCGCCGGGTGATGAACGCCGAGGGCGAGACCGGGGTGTTGAACTTCCTGTCCAGCGCCCGCCAACTCGACACGTGGCCCACCATCGCCGCCGACGCGTTGGACTACGTCACCGGCCGCCTCAAGGCCGACACGTCCATGGAACTGGTCTGGGAACAACTGCGCCCGGACGAGGTCGAGAAGGTGGCCGCACTGGCCGCCGTGGTGTTGTTGCGCGACTCGTTGCCGGAGGAGTGATGGACACCCTCGTGCACTACCTGCGCACCATGGATGCGGCACACCCGGAACCGATCGCGAACCCGTTGATCACTATCCAGAAAAGCCAGACGACCTGCCCCGAGTGTGTGACCGTCCGACGACGGCGCAGACGGACGACGGTCTGTTTGCACAAGCACGAGCATCTGCCCGCCGGGCAGTACATCTGCCGGTGCGGTGGCCGGTTCGAGGTCTGAGGAGGCCGTCATGTTCGCACTCGTCGCCTGCGTGTTGTTCATCATCGCCGCCGTGAAGCAGGGCCATCCGTCCACGGCCCTGTTCTGGGTCTACCTGGCCCTGGCCGCGTGGTCGTTGCACTTCTTCCTCGACCCGTGGTTGAGCCCGTACTACCCGCGCCGCCGTACCCGCACCGCGCCCTAGGATCCTCACCGTGCTGCTCACCGAGGCCGAGCTGGCCCGGAAGGCCGCGCACCAGAGCGACAACGAGCTGAACTACGCGCGGTTCGGGTGTTACCACACCGCGTTGGGCCGGGTGTTGAAGGGCCACCGCCGTGCCCTGCTCGAAGACGCCGCGATGGACCGCCCGCCGCCGGGCATCGAACCGGTCCGCCACGTCATCGAGGGTGCCCGCGCGTTCAACGCCCACCACGGCCTGGGCGACCCGCACGGCGACGTCGACTACCACCGGGTGCGCACCCACCGGGGGTTGTTGACCGACCTGGCCAAGGCCTACGACCGGATGCCCGAGGACGACCCCGAGGCGCACCGGCACTTCGCCGCCATGGGCCGCGAGGTGGACCGCCAGTACGAGCACATGACCAACCGGATGGGCATCCACGTCCAGGTCACCGACCACGACCCGTACCGCGACGTGCACGAACTGCGCGAGGATGTGGCCAACAACCACCGCATCAAGGTCCTTGGCACGCACGCGACCGGCGGGCACCCGTTCTTCTCCAACGAACAGAACGACCGGTTCCGTGCGGTGCACGACCTGTTCGGGCACCTGGGCACTGGGCGCGACTTCGACCGGCACGGCGAGGAGGCCGCCTTCCAGGCGCACGCCCGGATGTTCACCCCGCAGGCTCGTGGTGCGCTCGCCTCCGAGACCCGCGCGCAGAACGCCCACCTGATCACCACCGGGCGTTTCGGTGCCCAGAAGATCGCGTTGATGCCGAAGCGGTTGTGGCACCCCGGCCTGGCGCACATGGCGGCTTCGGACCCGTCATGGGAGAATGATTTTCATGCGATCCAGCGAGCTGCCTCCGGATCATCGGGACTACATGCATCCCGAGGTCGAGGCCGAGTTGGAACGGCGGATGAACGACGGGTACCGCTGGGACGATCCGAGTCGAGTGGCACATACCGAACGCGAGTTGCGCGAGCAGATGGACCGCGATCTGGCAGTGGCCGAAGAACACGAACGGCGACGCAGGACAGCCAGTTCGACTTCCGCGTCCGTAGGCATCCGGGACTCGAATCCGACATCCTGAACCTGCCGTCTGAACTTCGGCCCAAGCTGCATAACCGCATTATCGAGATGGCGCGCGGCCATGAGCCGCCTGATACGCACGACCTTGACGAAGAACCATTGTCACGAGGCAGATGGCGTGCCGGGACGATCATGGACGAAACCGATCCCCAGCACGAGCAAGATCGTTGGAGGTGGATCCACCGCTACCACGGCGGCGACCTGCAGATCTTCGCCGCCGGGGCACACCATAAGCCGGGAGAGCCGGTCGATCCCGATGCTCCTCCCGACATTTATCGACATGCCCGGGAGCGATGGGAAGACCCCGATCGGCGGTATTTCGCCGCCATCGAGTACGTCGCCATGGGCCACGCCGGACCGGACTACACCGGGTTGAGTTTTACCGACACACAGCACCACCAGTACCGCGAGATCTCTTACCGGCGCTTACAGGCATACCATCCCGACCACGATACGCCGGTCGGCGAGATCTCCTTCTCGGTGTCCCCGCCGCACGCCAAGCGCCCGTTACCGTTGATCCAGATCGACAACGTCGGGGTGCCCGCCGAACACCGCCGCCGGGGCGTGGCCACCGCCTTGATGAACGAGCTGGAGCGGCAGTATCCGGACCACGTCATCGACCACGGGGAACGCACCAAGCCGGGGGCGGACTGGGCGAAGTCGAAGTACGGGCCGGGCCAGACCCGGGGTTGGTCCAAGGCCCGGGAACGGTTCACCACCACCGACCTCACCCTCAACGGTCGGCCCTACACCGCCATGGGCCAAGCAGGACCGGACTACGAGGGCCTGACCTTCAAAGACATGTCCGGGTTCGAGTACGGCGCGCACCCGGACCTGCACCACCATCGATTGTTGTTCGCCAGACACCCGGACGAACCCGGGTACCTGGGCCACGTCCAGTACGAACAACACCCGCACGAGATCGAGATCCACAACCTGACCGTGCACCCGGAGTACCAACGCCGGGGGGTGGCCAGTGCGTTGATGGGCGAACTGGAACGGCGCAATCCCGGCGTCGTGATCAACCACGGGATGCGGTCCTCGTCCGGCACGCAGTGGGCCAAGGACTTCTACGGCCACGAGGGCCCACCATTGAACAACGGCCAGCAAGGGTGGACGGTCGCCCCGCGCACCCGCGACCGGGAGAGGGTCGCCAAGCACGTCGCCGCCGAGGGATTACCGCCCGGTTACACCATGGCGGTGCGCGAGGACCCGAGCACCGAGCGGTGGGGCCTGCCCGCGCTGCACGTCAAGGTTCGCCACGGCGGTCGAGAAGTCGGCGCGTTGAGCGTGCACCAACGCGACATCGACGACGAGCGGGTCGGGCACCCGAACATCTACGTGGACCCCGAGCACCAACGCCAGGGTCTGGCCAGTGCCATGTACGCCGAGGTGCACCGGCGGTGGCCGAAGGTACCGGTGGTGCATTCCGAACACGCCAGCGATGCCGCCAAGGCGTTGAACCAGCGCCTGCTGGAGCACTTGCCGCAGTTGCACCGGCAGGCCGCCGCCGAGCGCTACTACCACGCGACGCCTTATGACTTGGATCGAGAGACGCATGTCCGGTCACCGATGGAGACAGGTCGGGAGCCGCATTGGGGTGGAATGGGCGACCAAGAGGACGCTCAGGTCTTCGGCACCCACTCCATCGAGAACGCGCACGAGTGGGGCGGCGAGATTGCCGACTCGTCCCACTACCGCATTTACGAGGTGCAGTCCGAAGGAAATGTGGAAGACCACTCTCACACCTGGGCCGCACCCCGGGCTCGGATCCTGCGTCGGGTGCACCCTCCGGTTGCCAAGCAGGCCGCCGCCAGGCACACCATGTCATTAGCCGAACTGCGCACGTTGCCTACCGAGGACTACCGGGTGCGGGTGGACAAGGTGCGGGCCAAGATGGAGCACGAGTGGCGGCACGGCACGGACACCCAACGCACCTCCTGGCGCGTACACGGCGGCCCGTCGGGGTACCTGGATCAGCTCGGTGCCGACATCACCGCGCACGGCATCACCGAACCGATCGTCATCGGGCACCGGCCCAATGGGCGCACCACGATCTACGACGGCACGCACCGGGCCCTGGTCGCGCACGAACAGGGCATCGACCCGGTGCCGGTCACCCATCTGGATCTGGTGCCGGGTCAGCACATTGCGTGGGACAATGGGAACCATGGCCGAGGACAAGCCCCGCCGGTACCCGTTGGACGAGAACGGGCGACCGGATCTGGCCGACGAGTGGGATCTGCCCGAGGACTGGCCCAAACCGGAGGACAATCCGTACGCGGTACGACCGGGCGAGGATCATCGCGAAGTGTTCAACCGGATGCGTACCGACGGTCGTCGCGAGAGAGAAGCTCGGGAAGCCGCCGAGAGGGAGCGCGCGGTCAAGAGCTGATTGTCCATCTCCCAGATCCGCATCCTCATCTGAAGAACGATCTCGATCGCCTCAGTGATGACGATCATGAGCATTACCTAGATCGTATTGACGTCCTCAGGACTCATGATCTCGGTGGCAATACTCATTTACTGACTCACGGTCGACTTGCTGGGTGGTCTGGTACGTACCTGCACGATGACGCCCAGACACACGTAATCGTGCATCGCCGTCGTCGATACACAAGAGTGCCTCGATTACAGGTGTTGGCGGTTGGCCCCCATGACGAGGCATACGCGAATGCCGAGCGGCGATTGTCCAATCCCTCACGACGGTTCGCCGCCGCCGACTGGGACGAGTTCCGGCGCATCCAGGACACTCAACGCCGCCGGTACGAGCGGCCCGGCGTCGGTGGCGACCAGGAAGACCGGGACCGGTACTTCGGCACCGGTGAGATGCGCGGGGTCGGCGAGGAACGCCTGATCACGCCCAAGGACTGGATCACGCACTCGCGCAACCAGCGCTTCGAGGACACCGACCCGCACTTCCAGGAGCACTGGCGCGGGTACGAGCTTGGACACGCGCACGGTGCGAGCGGCAGGGTGGACGCCGAAGAGTTGGAACGCGAACACGCCCGCAGCCCGCACCAGGACCATTTCCGGGCCGGGTACGGGGAAGGACTGGAGGCCGCGATGGACCGGGTGGCGGTGTTGGTTGGACCGGGTACGCCCACGGCGGTGACCATCCCGAAGACCGCGCACGTGTCCGGCAACACCGTGGACGCCCTGCACTGCCCGTTCTGCGGTAGCGGTTCGGTCACGGCACGTTCGGACGGGTCGATCGAATGCAGCTTCTGCACCGCCGCCTACACGGTGCAGGTGCAGCCGCAGTACTCGGCGTTCCCGCAGACCGTCAACGACATGCCCTACCCGTGGCCGGGCCGCGACGACCTGGGTGCGGGCGGCCTACCGGGTGGCGTAGTAGACGAACAGGACGGCGAGCAGGACGAAGCCGACGGCGAGCAGGATGGCGACGGGTCGGTCCCGCCCTGGTTGGGTGGCGGTGAAGGAGATGACCAGGACGCCGAAGACGAGGCAGACGAGGGCGAGGATGAGGACGAGCCCGAGGATGACGAGGCGTCCGTCCATGGCAGCAAGGCTCCTCCGTTCGGCAAGAAGAAGTCCTACCTGAACACACGTGGGCAGGAATTGTCCGAAGAGGACTACTTGCGGCACTTGGCGATCCTGGTCAGCCCGGACCCGGCGGCCATGGCGGCGAAGGTCAGGAAGCAGCGGGTGGGTGCGTGACCTCCTCGGCCACCGTCACCGCGTTGCTCGCCGACTACGACCTCGGCGAGTTCGCCCGCGCCTCCGAGCATCCGTGCCAGGCGTCCCGGTTCCACTCACCGCGCCCGTTGTTGACCCGCCATTACGACTTCGGCACCCATTACGTCTCGTACTGGTTGTGCGGCACCTGCGCGGGCAACATCCAGATGTTCCTGTTGGTACACGAGAACGAGGGCGAGCTGCCCTGGTCCACGCTGCGCGAGTTCGGCAACGAAGTACGCCGTATCGGCAACACCATTATCCTGCGCCGCCAGCAGGCCAGCCGTGGCTAGTTTCGTCGTCACCGACAACCGGGGCCGCCGGGTGCCGTTGCCCAACGGCACGGCAGGCCCGCCAAACGGGTTCTCGCGGATCTCCACCCGGCGGGTCACCGAGGCCGACCAGCAGGGTTTCTCCTCGCGCGGGTTGCCCTTCGGCACGCCGGACGTCAACGCCGCCGTGACGCACGCCCGGGCGCAGAAGCTGACCCACGCCTCACGGATGCGCCGCACCGGGGCGTACGGCGGCGGCACCGCGTCGATGCAGTTGGCCACCTCCCGGCCGCGCGACCCGATGTGGTACTGGAAGCAGAACAACATCCCCTTCGACTTCACCGAGCCGGAGGAGCTGGCCAAGATCCGGGAGTTCTGCACCACGCCGGACACCCCGGTCACCATGGCCGACAACTCCAGCAAGCCGATCGGCACCGTGGCGGTCGGCGAATCGGTGTACGGGTGGACCTACCGGTTGCACGTCAACGGCGGTTTGGAACGCAACTGGGTCGCCTCGAAGGTGATCGCGGTCGGGGTGAAGCAGGCCCCGGTGGTCACCGTGACGCTGGCCAGCGGGGCCACGGTCACCTGTACCGCCGACCACCGGTGGGCGAACCCGAACTTCACCAAGTTGCAGCGCACCGAGCGGATCGGGCCGTGGGTGCAGGCCGACTCGGCCACCGAGTACCAGAGCGCGCAGGTCGGCACCGCGTTGTTGGCCGCGTCCAACTGCCGGGTCGAGCACAACGCGCGTGGGTACGGCTACCCGGCCGCCGACACGTTCGAGGACAAGGTGATCTCGGTCGAGCCGGTGCTCGACGAGGACGGCGTGTTGGTCTACACCGACGTGGTCTCGCTGCAGACGCTGACCGGCAACTACATCGCGGGCGGGTACTGCAGCAAGAACTGCCGCCTGCTCTACGTGACGCACCCGATCGTGAGTGCCTGCATCGACGTCTACTCCAAGCTGCCTATGCAGGGGATGGCATTCACTTGTAAGGACCCGCAGCTGGTCGACTTCTACACCGACCTGTTCTTCGACCAACTGAATTACGAGGACTTCCTGCTCGACCTGGGCACCGAGTACTGGCTCTCCGGGGAGAGCTGGGGCCTGGGCGGTTGGAACGACACGCTGGGCGTGTGGGAGTCCGACGCGCTGATCAACCCCGACGACGTCGAGGTGGAGAACTCGCTGTTCCAGCCCGAGCCGCGCTACCTGATGCGGTTGCCCGAGTCGCTGCGCAAGATCCTCACCACCCGCACCCCGCACTGGCAGTACACCCAGCTGGTCACCAAGTGGCCGGAGCTGGCCAACTACGCGTCCGAGGACGCGCTGATGCCGGTCTCGAACTACATCCTCAAGCAGCTGCGGTTCAAGGCGGATCGGTTCTCCAACCGGGGCATCCCGATTTTGATGCGCGGGTTCCGCACCCTGATCCAGGAGGAGATGCTCAACTCCGCGCTGGATTCCATCGCGGACCGGCTCTACACCCCGCTGATCCTGACCAAGCTGGGCGCGACCGCGCAGGACCTGGGCACTAACGTGCCGTGGATCCCTACCCAGGACGAGATGGAGGACTTCAACGCGGTGCTGGACGCCGCGCTGGCCGCCGACTTCCGCGCCTTGACCTACCACTGGGCCGTCGACATGCAGCCGGTGTTCGGCCGGGAGAACGTGCCGGACCTGTCCAACGACTTCGACCGGATCGTGGAACGCATCCTGATGGTCTTCGGGCTGAGCCAGACCATGCTCACCGGAGCCGAGGCGGGCGAGACGTACGCCGCCGACGCACTGAACCGCGACGTGGTCACCCAGCTGCTCTCGCACTACCAGAAGATGATCTCGCGCTACGTGCACGACCGGGCCGCGATCGTCGCCGAGGCGCAGGAGCACTACGACTACGAGGTGCGCCAGGGCCGCCGGTACCTGGTCACCGAGGAGATCTACGAGGTGGACGAGGAGACCGGCGAGGAGCGCATCGTCGAGCAGCCCAAGCTGTTGGTGCCCGACCTCGAATTCAAGACGCTCAACATCTCCGACGAGGAGGACGAGCGGCAGTTCGTCGAGACGCTGGCCGCAGCGGGCGTGCCGGTGCCCTACCGAGCCCGGCTGACCACCACCGGCATCGACTTCGACGAGGCGATCGAGGAGCGCTCCCAGGAGGACGTGGCGCTCGCGGTGGCCGAGCAGGAGACCCGCAAGAAGACATTCCAGGCGTTGCAGCGGGCCGGTCTGCCCATCGCCGCCGACCTGGCCCAGGACTTCTCCCCGAAGGCGATCCAGCCCGGCAACGAGCCCGCGCTGGGCATGGACGGGCAGGACGCGCTGCTCAACCCGTTGGGTCTCGCCCCCACCGACCTGCCCGCGCTCGCGCCGACCCAGGACGACCTGGACCAGGACACCGGCATCGAGGACACCAATGCGCCGCCGTCCGACCAGGGCGACGGGTACGGGCCCGGCGGTGAGGGTGACTACCCGGGCCGCCCGGAGGAGTCCGACGAGGAGCGTGACGGCATGCCGACCTCCAACCAGCGCGCGGCCAGCCTGGCATCCGGTTCTCCGGACACCAAACCGCCGATCACCAAGATCTCCGGCTACCAGATCGGGCAGCGCTTCGGGATCCGCCAGGCGGTTGCCGAGCACTACGTCGCGCCGGACAACTCCGAGGAGGAGAACGCCCGCGACTTCCGGCCCACCGGCCGGTTCGGCGCGCCCCGGGTGCTCGGCATGCGCCAGTACCTGAACCTGGGCGGCGTGCCGACCCGGGTGGCCAAGCGGCCCCGTGGCGAGGAGGACGCAGATGGCTAAGTGGCGGGTCGGCCGCAAGGTCGGGCGGACGATCTATATCCAGTCCGGTGACACGCCTTCCGACGGTGACGAGTTGATCGGCCTGATGGACTCCATCGAGCTGGCCCAGGAGGCCGTGGACGCGGTGAACGCCCTCGACGAGCCGGAGCCCGACGATGACGATTGAGGCGTTCGCGCCACCCGAGCCTGAGTCGCCGCGTTGCCCGGAGACCGGTGACATCTGTGTCCGGGATTGTCTGGTGGGATGTTTCGAGCGGTGGTCGCACCGGGAACGTCATCAGGAACAGACCACCAGACTGATCGGAAAGACCGAGGAGTTGGTGCGCACCTCGGCGACACTTGGGCATCGGTGCAGTTTGCGGCGTTGGTACGACCCTGCGCGCCGTATGACCTACATCCAGTGCGACGATGTCCGGCAGCCTGTGACCGATCAAGCGCTGTTTGTCGCCGAAGACCCGGAGTACGTCGTAGCGCTCGCCACTTATCGAGTAGTGCGTGATGCGCATCCGGAACCTGAGCCCCGTGATGTGTGAGGTCGGCGCGCGCTGCCCGAACTGCGGCCAGCCCGAACTGGACGCCGACGAGGTGCACTGTTGCACCATCAACGGCCGGGCGCAGCGCATCTACATCTGCCACGACTGCGAGGCCGAGGTGGTCGTCAGCGTGCTCGTGCCGGAGTCGGTGCGGGCATGATCGTCGGGCCGGTGCCCACCTGGACCTACGGGCGGACCATCACCCGGTGCTTCAGGTTCGTCCCGGTCACCGTCAACGGTCGGCTGTGGTGGTTCATGTGGACCCCGTGAGCACCGCCGCGCCGGAATGGCTGCCCGAGCGTGCGCTGTACTGGGAGCAGCTGCCGTTCCTGGTGCACGACGGCGACACGGTCCAACCCGGCCAGCTGGAGTGGCAGCGCCCGGACGGGCAGGTGTTCACCTTCCGCGCGATGCGCTGGCATCTGGAGCGTCACGACTGGGTCGACTACCTGGTCATCGACGCGTGGGAGAAGATCGCGCGGCCATGAGGATCACCGAGGGCGAACTGCGCGAGCGGTTCGGGTACTCGCCCAACCCGGACCGCGCACACGCCGCCGCCCAGGCCGACGTGCACCGCCGCCTGTTGCAGGTGGCCGTAGTGATGTCCAACGTGCTCCCGCAGGGCCGGGAGGCCACTTTGGTCATCACCAAGCTGGAGGAGGCACTGTTCTGGGCGGACGCCGCGATCGCGCGCACCGAGCACCTGCCGGTACGGCGCGGACGCCCGCCCCGCGAGATCATCGATCAGCCGTTGCCGGAGAACTGACCCGCTGATCCAGACCCAACATCTGCAAGACGAGCAGCACGTCCTTACGCGGTACCCGGTCGCAGACCACCAACTGCGCCTTGTGCGCGACCCAACCGGGCAGCTCGACCGCCCGCGTTGTGGCCCACTCGTCCTGGCCGTAGGCGCGGGTCATCCGTGCGTCACTTGCTGATGTCCTCGCGTTGCTCGTCGGTGAACGCCAGCGACTCCTCGGCGACGGACACCGACTGCCCACCGCCCCGCACGCCCCGATAGGCCGACACGTTCTGCGAGACGGTGGCGTAGGTGCCGATCATGTTGTTCTTGTCGAACACCGCCGAGGTGTTGGCGTTCATCCCGTAGGACTTGGCCGTCTCGATGGCGTTCTCGTCCGCGCCCAGGAAGATGAACTGCCAGCCGTAGTCGTTGCGCTGCTGGAGGATCAGCTTGCGGACCTGTTCGGCGGTCCACTCCTTCGAAGAGTTCTCCAGCCCGTCCGTGACGATCACCACGATGATGCTGGCGGGCCGCTTGTCCTCATCGAGCGCGGCCAGCCGCTCGCCCAGCTTGGTGCAGGTGAACCCGATCGCGTCCAGCAGCGCAGTCATGTTGCGCGGCACCAGCTGATAGGCCGGGGCCGACGACGCGGGCTTGTCGAGGTAGACCACGTCGTGCTTGTCATCGAACTGGCTCAACGACACCAGGCACTGTCCGGGCTGCTTGGCCTGCTCGGCGACGAAGCTGTTCCAGCCGCCTTCGGCGTCTTCGCGGATCGACTGCATCGACCCGGATCGGTCCAGGATGCCCTGGATGTAGGTGAGATTCTGGTCGGTCATTTCTCGAACACCTCCGGGTGTTTGGTGTGCATGTGCCGTTCGACGTTGTCGAAATGCCTTCTACAGTGCGGGCAGACGCCGTGCTCGGCGCGGGCGATCTGCTTCTTGGCCCGGGTCAGGTGACCACGGGTGGTGACGTGGCTGGCCCGTTCGGCACGCAGGTCCTCGTCCCGGTTGGCCACCCTGCGGTTGAGCCGTTCGATCTCGGCCCGGGCATCGCGCAGCTTCTCCTCATCCGACTTGGCGGTGTAGTGCTGCTGGTGCCCGGACGGGCAGTAGAACATCGCGTGCGACTTGCGCAATTCGCGCTGCATGTCTGCGGTGATCGCGAACAGCACCCCGCATTCGACGCAGCTCTCGGTGACGAGGGTGACCTCCTCGATGATGGTGTGCCCGCGCATCATGACTCCTCCTTGTCCGTGGTGATCATTGGTTGCGCACGTTCCATCTGATGACGGACGTGAGCGGGAACGTGGTCACTTCGCTGCCCTGGATGATGCGCAGCAGCCCGTCGCGTATGTCGTAACGCCATTCGTTGCCCGAGTAGGTGTAGTTGCTGGCCAGCGTGAACTCCTCGGTGCTGCCGTCGTTGAGCGTCACGATCAGCTTCTTGGTCACTCGTCCCTCGCCAACCCTGGTATCGAGTGCAGGTTGGCATGGGATGCGAGCACCTCGCGGATGGTCGGTTCGTGACCTTCGGCGAAGTGGGTCTGGCACCCGTCCGGATACCGCACGTGGATGCGCTTCTCGTCCAGCCGACCCGGTTTGCCGGGCAGCAACAACACGATGTCGAGCGGGTCCTCGGTCATGGGTTCTGTCCCAGCATCTCGGCAGTCACCTGCACGGGGTTCATCCGTGTGACCTCCAGCGACTCGTCGGTCTCGGTGATCGCGATCGGCTTGGTGTTTTGGTAACGCTCGATCGCGTCACCGAAACCCTCGGCCTTGACCACCCACGAGGTGCGGACCGTGATGGTTTTCGTGACCTGGAACTTGTCGGTCATGACTGCACGCCTTGGCAATCCGGGCAGGTGTATCCGCCGTGCGGTCCACCGTGACAATCGCAGGAGGCAGGAGCTGCCGTTACCTTCAGTGCTTCGGCGACGGCCAGCAACTCACGCACGTCCGAATCGGTGGACCAGTCGTAATGCTTTCCCGCCGATGCGCGCTTGTGCCGTGCGATCACGCCGTCGATGTGCTTGGCCTGCGCTGCGTGATAGTTAGAGATCGCCCGGTTCGAGCCCTTCCACTCACGCACCATCTGCCGCTCCCACGCCGCGAGCGCGGTCAGCGTCGCCACCGGATCATCGGTCATTACGTTGCCTCTGCTTCCGTCGCAACCGGCGCATCAGTTCGTCACCCTTCTTCTCTCCGGCCAACGTCCCGCGACGCAGTTCCACGCCGTCTTCATCCAGATAGACCTCTGGCGGTAGTTTGGCGACAGCCTCAGCTGCTGCGGGGAGACTGTCGGCTGCGACGTAGAACACGCGCCTGCCGTACCAGTCGGCATCTTCAGAAATCCAGCTATCGACGGTGATCCGCCAGGTCGCCACCGGATCGTCAGTCATTGGCCCCGGTCCTTCCGAACCAGTTCGCGTTGCTTGAAATCTTCGAGCGCTCTCTTTCCCCGTGTGCGGGACTTGATCCGATCGGCAACACGCCACTGCGCGCGGGCCAGCGTCATGAGGTAGAACGCCAGCGCTTCGTGGTACTCCGGTGTGCCGTAACCGAGGTCGTTGATGGCCTGTTCGATCTGGGCGACAGTCGGTGCCGCCACCGGGTCGGCAGTCATTGCTTGCTCCCCGGTCGAGGGATCAGCTCAAGGTCGATGAACGTGCCATCCCGGGCAACCCGGTACGACCGGAGCGTCATCGCCGGACCCAGGCCGTTGATGTCCGCACCGATTTGACGGTCGAGGCAACCAGGCGCGAACACCTCACCGTCGGCGGCCTGCCAACGTATCTGAACACTGTGCGTGAACGTCACCGGGTCGCTCATGTCCACACCATCCCGGGTCCGTAGTACCCGAGCTGTTCATCCAGGTCGGCACGGTGCTGCTCGCGGATCGGATGTGCATCCCAGTCCCGGTCGACGCAGTCTTCGGGTGCCGATACGAGGTAGTAGCTCAGGTGCGCGTTGTCATACCAGTGCATGAACCGGTTCTTGTCCCGGAACGGCCCGGCTCCGCAGTCCTCCTCGGCGCAGACGAACCACTCCTCGTCAGGCATGGTTGATCCGGCCCTCCGGGTTGAGCAACCGCAACGCCTCGGCCACGGCCAGTGCCTTCCGCACGTCCGGGCAAGGCATATCGACATCGCCACACCAGGAGCAACGCCATTGGTCGAGCGGTCGGTGCCGTTCGGCGATGCTCTCGACCAACTCGCTCAGCGCCTTCAGCCCGCGCCGGTCGTTCTGCAGGTGCACCCCTTTGGACCACCGGCGCAGATAGGTGGCGAGGTGGGTCAGCGTGGCGGTGATGTCGACGTCGTCAGTCATTGGCCCAGATCACCGGTTCACCGAAGTCATCGAAACGCACCCGGCCGCCCGCCTCGATATAGCGCTTCGCGCCACGCTGCTCGCCGTGGACCAGCACCAGCGCCTGTGCGAGCGCCAACTCCTCCATGGCGGTCGCCAACAGCTCGACACGCTCCGGCCGGGAGGAGAGGTTGGCGATGCGTACCCAGCTCATCGCGGATCCGGGTCACGCGGAGGGCGGTCGCCGACCATGATGCGCCACGACGCACGATGGTTCTCGTAGACGTGCCAGGACGCCTCGCGCCCGGCCTGGTCACGGGTCGGCCACTCGTAGGAGCGCCATCCGCAGATCTGGCAGGTGCTGTGTGCCACCGGTCAGTTCTCCGGGTCCACGAGTTCGGCCGTCACGTCCGGGGTGAAGTCCGGTACCTCGATCTTCTGGGTGCTCATGCTCACCCCGCGTTGAGGTCGTCGGCGAACTGGTACCAGCAGCGTTGTGAGCAGACCGTGCCGTCGGACCAGGCCTCGGTGAGCTGGTAGGGCTCTCCGCAGTTGGCACACTTCGCCCACCGCTCACCACGGTCCCGGATGCCTATGTTGATGTACGCGTATCTCTTGTGGATGGGGTGTGCGGTCGGGTCAGCCAGGATCGCGTCCGGGTCATAACCGGCGTCGTTTGCCACGAGGTAAGCCTTCCGACGTAATGGGTTGTGCGTTGTCCCGTGAGACTATCCCCAACCCGGGCTCTGCGGCACCCGGAACATCTTCGCCCGCGCCACCAGCAGGTGCAGCTTGGCCAGTTCCAGCTTCGGCACCACCCCGGGCACCTCGTCGTCCTGGTTGCGGGCGTACCAGTTGCCGTTCTCCACCTGTGCGATCAGCTCACAGGCGTGCCGGATGTGCTCGTTGGGCCGCCAGGCGGCGATGTCCACGTCAGACTTGGTCATATCGGTGGTTCTTCCCGCCTGCCGGTGATCATCTGGCCGACTTGAGAATCCCACCACCCGCACCGGTAGGCCAGCACCGTACGGCGGTGCATCAGCATCACCGCGCTCCCCAGCAGCACCAGGAGCACAGTTGCCAGCCATTGCCTGTTGACGGCGTTGATCACGGCCGCGACCAGGCACGTCGCCAGCACCACGCACGAGCCGATCAGGCTGAACCGGAACGGGAAAGAGGGCTTGACCGGATCTCCCATCCGGTCAGTCTGACCGAATCCTGCCGGGTGACCTCGTGAGCGGGCGGAAGCAGGGGACGGTCCAGTGCGACACTCGCTGGTCGCCGGGTGAGGGAGGTACGCGGTGGCCGAGCCCAAGGTGGCCGCGTTGTTGGAGCGCCGGTGCCGGGCCCGGGTGGAGCGTTTCCGGATCCGGGGACGCGGCCGGTGTATCTACCCACAGCTGCATTCGGGTGATCACGGCGTGGTGCGACGCAAGCAGACCTTCCGGTGGTCCACCAGGTGGGTCGTGCCGGTCGACAACCGGCATGTCGACGATCTGGCCAGGACCTTTCACGCCGCCTACGGCGAGGCGTCCCGCAACACCGGCTGGGGCGGTCCCGGGTGGCAGGCCTGGGATGTGCTGCCCGAGGCCGGGCGGGAAGCGACCCGGACCGGCGTGTTGGCACTGTTGCGTGAACTGGACCCGTAATGCTCACCGTACTGGCCGCCGATCCGGCCACCGCGACATCGGTCACCGCCACCATCGTCGCCATTGCCACCGGTGCGGGCGCGATCGTGACGGCGATCGGCGGTGTCCTGCTGGCCATCCGCACCGTGCGGTCCCGGGAACGGATGGCCGCACAGAAGGAGACCGATCAGATCATCGGCGAGATGGCCTACGTGGAGGACCTACTCGCCTGGGAACGCTCCGAACGGGTCGACGTGGAAACCTGGGCGCACCAGATGAGCCTGGACATGGCACGGGCGAACATGCCCATCCCACCGCCGCCGATGTCCCGGCCACGCCCGAAACGCTCGATGCACAAGAAGGACGACGACGGCGGCAAGCAAGGAGGCGATGATGAGCCCGACGAACCTGGCACTGGCGGTGCTGAAGACTCCGGTGATCGCGTTCCTGATGGCGGGGATACTGGGGGCAACGTGCATCGGTTCCGTCGTCGTAGCAGCGGCTAACGCCACCCCGGAGACCAAGATCGGTCCCACCGGCCCTGCCGGACCCACCGGGCCATCGGGTTCCCGGGGACCGACCGGGCCTGCCGGTCCCACCGGTTCGCCGGGACCGACGGGTCCCACCGGAGCGAAAGGCTCGCGAGGACCGACCGGAGTGACCGGCCTGCAGGGTCTGCCCGGCGGTCAGGGAGTTCCGGGAGTCCAAGGTATCGCGGGTGCGCAGGGGCAACAGGGACCGGCCGGTCCGCGCGGAGCCACCGGCCCTCGCGGCAGTCGCGGGCCGCGCGGTGCGACCGGCAGTACGGGGCCACGCGGCCCGGCGGGCCCGAAAGGCTCTCCCGGCCCTACTGGTCCTGCCGGAATCACCGTGGTGGAGGGCATCGTCAACGCTGACGGGTCGGTGAACACCGGCACCGGGTACACCGTCACCGTGCTCGGGCCCGGCCGGTACCAGCTGAACTTCACCACCCCGTTCAAGGGCGTGCCGACCGTGCTGGTGACCAACGTGTACGGCTCGATCGGCGTGGATGCCGGGGCCGGGGTGCAGCCCGCGCAGAACGCCGTGGTCGACCAGGCCACCGCCGGTTTCGCGCTGGTCGCCACCGGCGACGCGAACGGTGTCCCGTCCGCCGAGAGCTTCGGCTTCATGGCGCTCACCAAGCCGTGACGACCTTGGCGTGGCAGCAGCCCGCAGTCGCGATCCTGTTCATCTCGTTGGCGATCATCGTCGGGGTCGGCATCGTCTTCCTCATCGCAGTGGTCGTGATAACCCGAAGGCAGAGGCGTTTCGAGCGGCGCATCGAACGCCGCACTCGGGAATGGCGTCTGCCACCGCCGAAGTAACGTGACCACGCCGCCGGTGCATGCCCCCAGCTACTCGCTGGTGAGCCAGCCGCTGGAGCTGACCGTCCAGTCCGGTGCCGACTGGACCACCACGATGGCGGTGTACTCCTACGACGGCATCACCCCGCTGGCGGTGGACGACCCGGTGCTGGAGATGCGCCGGGACCGCACCCCGAACTCGCAGCTGCTGGCCCACCTGGACTCCTCCGGCCAGGCCGACGGCACCATCGTCATCGGCACCGACTTGGTCTGGCACCTGTCGATGAGCGCGGCGACGACCGCCCAGATCCCCACCGGGCGCGGCTTCTGGGACGCGTTCGGCACGGTGTCCGGGCAGCAGCTGCTGATCGCCTCCGGCGTGGTGCTGGTGCAGCCCCGGGTCACCGGCACCACCACCAGCTACGTCCCGCCGACCCCGCCTCCGCCGCCGATCGTGGTGGACACCCAGCCGACCGAGGTCGACCTGGTCTTCCCGGCCGGGGACGACCTGTACCTGGACCTGGCGCTCACCGAGGACGACGGCTCACCGGCCGACCTGTCCTCCTCCTCCGCGACCGCCGTGGTCACCACATCGACCGGCCAGGTGCTGGCCAGCTTCGACACCTCGATCACCGACAACATCGTGCATCTGCACCTGGCCGCCGCCGACACGCAAGATCTCCCCGCCTCGGCGAGGTGGAAGTGCACGGTCACCGCGCCGGACGAGGTCGAGACGGTGGCGGCCGGAAGCGTGCGGGCGACCTGATGGCCCGCCACGTTGTCGTCACCACCCCGGAGGACAAGACCGCCTTCCCGTACACCCCGGGACCGCAGGGTCCACCCGGTCCGCCCGGGCCACAGGGCGATCCGGGCCCTACCGGTGATCCGGGCCCGACCGGACCCCAGGGTGCCACCGGCCCGGCAGGCCCGGCCGGTCCGAAGGGCGCGGACTCGACCGTTCCGGGCCCGCAGGGTGTCATGGGCCCGCAAGGCCCGGTGGGGCCACAGGGCCCGAAAGGTGCCGACTCCACCGTCCCGGGGCCGCAAGGCATTCAGGGCCCTGCCGGTGCGACAGGCCCTACAGGGCCGACCGGGGCCGACTCGACGGTGCCCGGCCCGACCGGCCCGGTAGGTGCCACGGGGTCCACTGGGCCGCAGGGACCGAAAGGGGACACAGGTTCCCCCGGTGCCCAGGGCCCGCAAGGTGCCACCGGCAGCCAGGGACCGACTGGTGCGACCGGGCCCCAGGGTCTGCAGGGGCCGAAAGGAGACACCGGCGACACCGGTCCGCAAGGACCGTCCGGGTCGTCCTCGAACCTGTTCTTCTACCAGTTCTCCACGTCCACATCCGAACCGCCGACCGGCAGCCAGATCAGGCTGAACGCCTCCGACCAACTGGCTGCCACCAAGATGTGGGTGGTCAACACCACCACGGACGGGCTGGACGCCTCGGTCCTTTTCAGCCAGGCGGACGCGACATCACGGCTGTACCTGCAGGACGCGGACGACCACACCAAGTACCAGGTCTACAACCTGACCGACGTCGGCATTGCCAAGAGCGGCTACTTCGAGTTCCCGATCAACTGGAACCGTGGTGGCAGTGCACTCACCGCGCAGAAGGTCGTGTTGGGTGTCGTCAACACCGGGGCACAGGGTCCACAGGGACCACAAGGACCGAAAGGCGACACGGGGGCCACCGGGTCGACCGGTGCGACGGGACCTGCTGGTGCCACCGGTCCGGCCGGTCAGAGTGCGGGGATGTACGCGATCCGCTACACCGGCACCCAGCCGCTACGCAACACGGTCACCTCCGACACCACCGCGCCGGTGTTCTGGTACGCCGCCACCGCGCCGACCATCGGTTCCGGGTACGCCATCTCCGGGCTCGACTACTGGGTGCCCACAGCCTGATGGTCGTTTACACGGTCTTCAACCAGGCCAGTGTCGGTATCACGTCCAGCGCCGGGGATACCTCCGGCTACACCATGGCGATGACCTTCAAGGTCATCCAGGCCGCCGCGCTCACCGGTATCTGGTTCTTCTCGCCGCCGGGTGCGGCGCACCTGCCGGTCACCTGCGGGGTGATGCGCGACTCGGACCAGGCCACCGTCGCGGTGAACAGCGCCCCGTCCTGGTCCGGCGCGGCAGGCTCCGGCTGGGTGAAATGCAGTTTCGACGGCTCGGTCACGCTGTCCCCGGCGCAGAGCTACAAGGCGTGCATCGTCGCCCATTCCGGGTTCGACACCTACGGCGCGTCGGCGTTCTACTGGTCCGGTGCCGGGGCGGGCGCGAACGGGATCGTCAACGGGCCGCTGTACGCACCGGGCGCGGCGTATGCCAGCCCCGGCCAGGACTCGTTCGTCGGGCAGTCGACCGACACGCTGAGCTTCCCGACCGGCTCGTTCCACGACGGCAACTACGGCATCGACGTCGAGATCAGTGCCACCGTCGTGCCGTCCACGACGACACTGCTGGCCGCGTACTCCTTCGACGCCTCCAACGGTGCCGACGACTCCGGCAACGGGCACACCCTGACCGACACGACCGGCGGGCACGTCAGCTTCGTCACCGGTAAGGACGGCACCGGCAAGGCGATGCATGGTGATGGTGCCGGTGGGTTGGGTGCGGTGTCGTTCGGGCAGGCTGACTCGACCTCCTGGCTGAATTCGTCGGTCGGTGACCAGATCACGATCATGGCCTGGGCGAGCGTCAGTCCCGACGAGCACCCGGTCATCTCCTGCGGCAATACGGCGGACTGGGTCGACAACCTCGCATTGTGGATCATCGGCGGCAACATGTACGTGCTGGTGCCTGACTCCACTGCGTCACAGGCCACCCACGGAAGCTTCACCGCGAACACCTGGACCCACTTCGCCGTGGTCTACAACTCGGTGACCGGGGTGGTGCTGCTCTACATCAACGCCATCCTCGCGGCGGACACCGTGATCTCCGGCGTACTGAACTTCCCCAGCGCGAAATTCACCGTCGGCACCACCGCCGTCTACACCAGCGACAGTGTGGTCAACGGTTCGGTCGACGATGTCCGGGTCTACCACGGTGCCTTGACTGCGGCCCAGATCGCGACCTGCATGAACACCTCGGTCGGTACCAAGGCCGACCCGCTGGTGACGGTGGATCTCAAGCGCGCCACCGGTTCGGGATGGGCAGACACCGGGATGCAACTGGCCGGGTCGAGCGGCTGGGCGTCGGTGAAGGCACCCAAGCCGCTCTGACTCACGAGTGGATGCGGATCTTCTTCGGCAACGGGTGTTTCTTGTCCTCGTCGGGGAGGTATTTCTCGATCAGCCTGGCGAGGATGATGAAGAAGAAACTCGAACCGGTCATGACGATCGAGGTGAGGGCGTCACTCATTGCACTTGCTCCACAGCATTTGGGGGATTCCACGGAACCCGGCAGTGCACATGGAGTCCAGGTTGATCCGGGCAGGGCTGCAGCATATGTCGTCCCAGCCGCTCGATTGAACAAAGATTTTACAAGTGGAGCAAGATCCTCTAAAGACAGCCCGGGACGGCAGTCCTCTAGACCAATTCACAGGCGTCTGCGGCCTGGTTGGTCGATCAACGAAACCGCAAGTGTGACCTCCGCCACAATGAGATCACTGCGGCAACGGGCCCGGATTCGTCGAACCGTTTAGAATGATGCCGCCCATGGCACGGCTTGGCCGGGCATGCCTTGGCGCGGTTTGGTTCGGCAGTCAGGGCGCGGCCTGGCCCGGCGCGGCTGGTCAAGGCTTGGCCTGGCATGGCAGGCGCGGCAACGGCTAGGCAGGGCTTGGCCGGGTTTGGTCAGGCTTGGCATGGCAGGCAAGGCGGGGCCCGGTTAGGTACGGCGAGTTAGGGCGGGGCAGGGCACGGCAGTCGCGGCAAGGCTAGTTAGGGTTCGGCCGGGCTTGGCCGGGTTTGTCAGGGCAGTCGTGGTTCGGCCCGGTTCGGCTAGTCGGGGCCTGGTTGGGCACGGCAGGCATGGTACGGCTTGGCGAGGCATGGCAACGCAAGGCGAGGCGCGGCAGTCGGGGTTTGGCTTGTCGCGGCCAGGCACGGTCCGTCCCGGCTCGGTAGTCGTGGTGCGGCTGGGTCCGGCAGGGCTAGGTGCGGCGCGGTGCGGCAGCCGTGGTTGGGCATGGTTCGGCAAGTCCAGGCTAGGCAGGTCGCGGCAGGCAAGGGCAGGGTCTGGCGGGTTAGGGCGCGGTTGGGCGTGGCAGGGCCCCGGTTCTTCACTAAGTGGAACCGGGGCTCGTGTCATCATGTGCCGGTGATGCACGAGCCCTGCCCGTCCTGCGGACACGCGATCATCGACCACCTTCCGGGCGGGTGTAGCAGATGGGACTCGGTGTGGGAACCATTCCTGAAGTACTACCGAAGGGTGTGGTGCAGGTGCCGACAGAATCTCGCTGTTACCCCACCGGCATCGCCCCGCAGTCCGGAGATGTACTCGGCATCTACTGCGACAAGTGTGATCACACCAACGTGATCCACCGGCGCGAGGACGGCCAGTGCGCCGCCTGCCGCACCGAGGCGATGACCGACGAGTTCATCGCCGACGCGGCCAGGGAACTGCGGGATGCCTGGAACGCCCTGTTGGCCAGCGCGGAGAAGCGCCAGGGCAATGTCCTGAACTGAGGCACGCGCCCGAAGTAGGGGATGGCTTCGGGAGGTCGCGTGCTGCGCCACGAAACGCGGGGATGGCAGAAGCACTCTGCCACCGACCCGGCCGACTACTCCGACTTCAAGGTCGGCGACCGGGTGATGACCTGTGACGGGTTCGCGGGTCAGGTCGTCGCGGTGGCCGACGGCCTGTACCAACAGACCGAGGCGTACACCGTAAGGCTCGACAACGGGATGGGCGGCGGCGATTACCAGGAGGGCCAGCTCTGGAAGGCCCCGGCCCGCTCGGCTGCGCGCGAGAATGGCGAGCCTGATCTGGAGCCGGTGGAGGCCGGGGAACACGTCTCGGCCGCGTACTACTACCCTGAGCTGGGCACCGTCTTGGACGACCGGCCGCCGATCGAACGGATACGGGTGTTCGCCGCGTTCGTCGCCGCCGACACCACCGACGAGGACGACCCGCAACCGGAGGACGAAGAACCGGTCGAGGATGTCGACGAGGCCGAACAGGGTGCGGAGGGTGCCGACCAACCCGACACCTGCTCGTACTGCGGCAACGACTCCTTCAAGGACTTCCAGGACACCGGGCGCGGTACCCGGGCCCGGTGCGCGCAGTGCGGCGGCACCATGGTCAAGCCGCACGACGGCGTGCAGTGGTCACCGGAGTTCCCCAACTCGCCGGAGAACGCCGCCTCCCGCCAGTCCGATTTCCGCTCGGTGATCAACGACCCGCGCGCGGTGCACTCCTCGTTGGGGGTGGCCACCGGCGCGTTGTCTGCCCCGTGTGAGACTCCAGGTGCGCAGTACTCCACTTCGGTTGGACCCGACTCGGTAGGAGTGGAGGTGCACCTGCCGTTTGAGCTGCCGGTGGAGACCAAGACCGAAGCGCAGGACTTGGAAGCCCGTATGCACAACGGTATGGAGGCCATCTTGGCTCCCTACTTCGTAGGCCACACCGGTGCGCTCACGGTCGGCGCACTGAACGTTGCCGCCTCCGCCGAGGCCGGGTACCCGATCTTCACCGGCCTCGCCGTCCCGGACCTGCCCGAACCTCACTTCGAGTTCATCGCCACCTGGGCCGATGTGCGGGCCAAGGCGGTGCGGATCCGCAAGGAGGGCGGGGTTCGGATCCTGGCTGCGAATGGCACCGGCGCGGTCGGTGAGGTGGACGGCGACAACTCGATCTATGAGACCGAGTTCAACTACGTGCCCGGCACCAAGCGGGTGGCCTACTGGCACTGCGGTTGCCCGTGGAGCGCCTGGGCCAACAAGGAGCGTTTCGATGGTTTCAAGAAGTTCCAGAACCGACCGTGTTCGCACAATCTCGCACTTCGGTTCGAGGTAAACGCACGCGGCATGTTCGGCCGTGAGGTCACTCCCGACGAGGACCGGCTCCCTGGCCAGTACCAGCGTTCCCCGGTGCAGGTGCAGTATCAACGGCCGGACGAGAAGTACCCGGAGGGTCGCGACCTGCGGCGGCGGACCGTGCCGCCGGGCAATGTGCGTACCGAGTGGGGTCCTAGTTCGCGAGTGAGGGTCGAGGGATCTTATGATGACCCGGCGACGTGGCTAGGCGTGGCCAGGCTAGGCGAGTCAGGGCCCGGCACGGCGAGGCACGGCATGGCAGGACAGGCTGGGCTGTCGCCGGTTCAGGCTTCCTGGATCGGCGACAACCCCGACGAGCCGACGTTGCACTGGCGCGCGCCGAATCTGCGATACGAGGTTCACATCAAGAACTACATGCCCAGCCGGGACCTGCGTGAGGGGTACGGCGCGGTGCCGCACCAGTACGTGTCGTTGCATGAGAACGATCTGCACAACCCGCACGCGAAGCCTTCGATCCGCAGTGTCGAGAACGGCGAGCTGCGCGCCGTCGACCAGTTCGGCAACCGGCCCGGCAAGCCGCCTGCGCATGTGATGCGGCACATCAACGACGCCATCGACCAGGTGCGCCAGCACGCCGACACACACGCCGACCTGTACGGCCAGCTCGCCGAGCAGCAGGACATCCGTGACGACCTGGCCGCCGTGCCGCACCGGATGCAGCAGGAGGAGCGCGGCCGGGCGATGTTCGAGAACCTGCTGCGCAGCGCCGAGGAGCGTGGCGAGCACGAGGCGGCGCTCACCCCGGCGCACGAATGGGCCAGACTGTATCTGGCCGCCGGGGCGGGGACTCCAGCCACAGCCCTGGTGGCCCTCAGATCGTTGGGAATGGCCCACGAGGCCGCCCGAGGTGTATTGGACTACGCGACCTCGTCCTGGGCCGCCTGCGGCGTTCTGGTGTCCGGGGAACCGGACACCATCATCGACGTCGACCCGATCGCCAAGACTGCCGTGCTCTATGACGGCCGGACGGTCGACACCGATCTGGTGCGGTATGCGGCCAGTCATCCGGAGGGCGAACACCTCCGGCATCGACGGCGGCATTTCGCACCGTCCTACGCCCCGGCCTACGGGATGGCCTGGTGCCCGTGGTGTCTCGGCGACGGGTGCGAGCGGTGTGACGACAACGGTCAGGTGCCCGCCGACTCCCAGGACGCCGCCGCCGGTGCCGATACGGGTATGGGCGGCACCGACGGCGGCACCACGGCGGCCCTGCAGGAACAACCCGATTTCGGTGACGACCTCTCTGGCGGTGAGGAGGATTTCGTCGGTGATCCCGCCGACGGTTCGGGGAGCCAACAGGTCACCGGCATGTGGCACCAGGCCGACTACGAGGTCGGCGGGTTGGCCGCCGCCGGTCCCGCGCCGTCGTTCCGGCGTCGCACGCCGCATTCCGAGTCGGATAATCCCGGGTCGACCGGATTCGCGACCTCCGCCGACCCGACCAACTGGACCTCCACGGTCGCCTCGCCGTCCAATTTGACCAACTGGAACGCGTCGTTGCACACCGCCAAGCAGGGCGACGAGGTGACGCATGCCGGAGTGGCGTTGAAGGCCGCAGACACCGGCAGGGTGCTGATGATCCAAAGGTCTAACAAGGACGAGAAGGATCCGGCGCGCGGTACCTGGGAGTTCCCGGGTGGGAGCCTCGAAGACGGTGACTCCACCTCGTTGCACGGTGCCATCCGGGAGTTCGAGGAGGAGGTCGGGTCGAAGTTCCCTGAGGGTGGCCACCTGACCCACGTGCATCGCAACAAGAACTATGTGCTGCACACGGTGGTTGTGCCGGAAGAATCCTCGATCAACTTCGCGGACGGCCGGAAAACCGTCAACCCTGACGACCCGGACGGCGATGATCACGAGCAGTCGGCATGGTGGCAGATCGGCGACGCGCAGAAGAACCCGGCGTTGCGCCGCGAGGTGAAGAAAACCCCGTGGGACGAGATCAAGAAGGCGGCGAATGTGACCTCGGTCACATTGTCAGGGGGTAATGGGGTCGCCGGTACCTATAAGCCCGCAGGGCGTACAACGGCCGAGCTGCGCAGCGACCAGGAGAAGGTCCTGGACCCGGACTGGAAGACCGGGTACACCCACGCGATCGACGACCAGCCCTATCAGCTGCCCGACTACACGCCCGGTGAGGGCGGCTTCATGCGGGCCACTCGGTATGCCCAGGGGTACTCCGACGGGCGTGACGACCAGGGCCAGAAGTGGGGCGTCCTGCACGACATCCCCGAACCCGCGTTGCCGTCCACCGACGGTGCCAGCGAGGACGCCGATGATATGAGTATCGGCGGCGACGTCCCGAGCGGGGCGCAGCCGTGGCAGGAGCCGGACGCCGGGTTGCCGGTGGACCGGGACGAGCCGTGGGGCTTCGAGCAGGGTTATCCACCGCAGGGCGCACACCTTGTGGACGCCGATGACACCTCCACCGCCTCCGACGACCTGTCCAACGTGCCGTCCAGCACGCCGGACATCACCGCCAACGCGGTGTTGGCGCAGTTCTGGAAGTCGGCCGGAGGCGCGGCATTGCGCGCCGACGTGACCGAGGGCAAGAACTCCGGCCCGGCCGGTGAATCCACACCCGGCCGGGCCGATGACATCACCGACGGTGACATCGCCGCCACCGCGCGGGCGGTGTTGGCCAAGATGGGGGCCAAGGACTTCTCCTTCGCCGAGCAGCGCGAGCTGATCGACGAGGGGTTGACCAGCAACGCGCGGGCCCGCAACTTCGACGATCTCGACCTCGCAGGCACGCATTACGCGCACATGGCCGACGAGCAGGACGAGGATCTCTGGTTGTGACCCGCCCGCAGCGCTGGACGCTGCACCCGGACGGTGAGACCGGCGCGAGTTGGGCAGTAGCGCGGGGCAACCGGCCCGTCGCCGCCGGTCTCACCCAGGCGCAGGCGCAACAACTCGTGCAGTCCCGGATACGTCCCGGGGAACGGGTGTTCAGCGCCGACCGTGACGGCTATCTTACGGAGCTGACACCACGGTCTCGGAGGGGGCGACCGCATGCGACTGTTGATCGACCTGTGGGTGGGCCTGTTCGGGACCCGGACGACCCGCCGGAACGCAGCGGTTGGCCGCGCCACGATTGGCGTCGGCACGACTGGGCCCGCCACACTTGAGCGGTGAACCCCTTCGTCGCGGCGTTGCCCGACGCCCAGGTGATGATCCGCAACCTGGTTCGGGCCGGGTACGACGCCAGCATTTCGATCGTTCATGACCTCTTCGATCCGGACGGACTGCAGTGCCCGATGCGCCGTATCCGCGTCCGGATCGGTTTCGCGCAGGTCGACCAGGTCGTGTTGGACTGTGATGCGGAAGCGTTCATCCCCGATCCCGGTTTGGTGGAGTGGGTGGCCCGCGAGGCCGTGATGGAGTGTCTTCGTCAATGGCCTGCCGAGCAGGTGTTCGGTAGTGGGTCTGATTGGTTGTGCAACGAACCCTCGGATCAGAGCAGATTGCCCACGAAAGTAGTGTGACCCAGCCGCCACCCATCACCGCCGTCGTCGGAGCGGAGCAGCCGACCGTCGCGGTGTTGCCCGGTCCGCAGCAGCAGGTCGTGGTGTTGCCCCGCCAGCAGGGCCCGGTCGCGGTGGTCGGCGGCCCGAGCGCGTTGCGCGCCACGCTGGCCAGGACCGGTTCCCCGTCGGTCACCGTCGGGGCCAGCCAGGGCATCGACACCGATGCGGTGCACTGGCGCGGGCCGTGGACGCCCGGCACCCAGTACAACCGCAACGACCTGGTGACCTACCAGGACAAGCTCTGGATCTGTGACACGCCGACGAACACGATCGGGTTCTCGACCGGCTACTTCACCGAGATCGGCGCGATCCACACCGTGACCGGGACATTGCAGGCCGCCGACCCGAGCGACCCTGCCGACTTGGTCACGCTGCGCTACCTGCAGACCTCCGTGCCGGAGACGGTGCCGATCTCCTACCGGCACGTGCAGTCCACCCCGGCGGCAGTGTGGACGATCACCCACAACCTGGGGTTCCAGCCCAACGCCACGGTGGTCGACTCGGCGGGCACCGAGGTGATCGGCGACCTGGACTACGTGGACGACCACACCGTGCGGATCACCTTCTCGGCCGCCTTCGGCGGCGAGTGTTACCTCTCGTGATGATCTCGTAGGAGACGGCGATGCCCACCATGCTGGTCCCGCTGGACCTCAAGCAGAACGAGCTGCGCAACGCCTCCATCCAGAACTTGGGCACCCCGCCGTCCAATCCGGTCAAGGGCCAGATGTACTTCGATACTGGGTCGAACACGCTCTACTACTGGGACGGCACCGCGTGGCAAGCGGTCAAGTCCGGCACCGGCGGGCCGCCGACCGGTGCGGCGGGCGGTGACCTCTCCGGCACCTACCCGAACCCGGGTGTCGTGAAGATCAACGGGACGACACTGTCCGGGCTCGCCACCGGCATCCTGAAGAACACCACCGCCACCGGTGTGCCGTCCATCGCCACGGCGTCCGACATCCCTACCGTCGCGGCCGGGGGCACCGGCCCGCTGAATGCCTCTGACGCGTCCACCACGAACGCCCGCACGCCCATTGCGCACGCCACCACTCACCAGCCGGGTGGATCGGACCCGATGGCGGTCGACGCGGTGGTGGGCACCGGCAGCCTGCGCACCATCGGCACCGGTGCGCAGCAGGCGATGGCGGGCAACACGCGCCTGGACACCATCGCCATGCCGACCGGCAACGTCAACATCAACGGGCACTACATCAACAACGTGCTCGATCCGGTCAGCAGCAGCGACGCGGCGACGAAGAACTACGTCGACACCACCTCCCAGGGCCTGGACGCCAAAGCCAGCGTGAAGGCCGCGTCGGCCGGGTCGAACCTCACCCTGTCCGGCACGCAGACGGTGGACGGCATCGCGCTGGTGGCCAACGACCGGATCCTGGTCAAGGACCAGAGCACCACCGCGAACAACGGCATCTACGTGGTCGCGGCCGGAGCGTGGTCCCGCGCGACCGACATGGACTCCTGGGCCGAGGTCCCGGCGGCGTTCACCTTCGTGGAGCAGGGCACCGTCAACGCCGACACCGGCTGGGTGTGCACCTCCGACCAGGGTGGCACGCTGAATACCACCGCGATCACCTGGACGCAGTTCTCCGGTGCCGGTCAGCTCACCGCCGGGGCCGGTCTGACCAAGACCGGCAACCAGATCGACGTGGTCTCCAGCAATGCCGCGATTGCAGTGGCGGCAGATGCTCTCGCACTGACCCTCGATACCAGCGGTGCAGGCAATGGCCTGCTCGTCACCTCGGGCGGACTCACGGCCAAGGTAGGTCCGGGGCTGACGTTGAGCGGCCTTGGCATCGTCGTTGATTTTGTCAACACAGCCGGGGCCGCGAATACCTGGATTCCGCGTAAGTGGACGGGCGCGCTGGCCGGGTCGGTCGCCTACGCCACCGGCGAGGTCTTCACGCACAACCTCGGAACCCGCGATATCCAGGTCGCTGTGGTCAACAACGGCTCGCCCTACAACGCCATCGAGGTGGACTGGGAGGCGACCACGGTCAATACCGCCACCATCCGCTACAACTTCAACGTGCTCAACCCCACGGGGTACCGCCTAGTGATCGTGGGCTGACCGTGCCCCGCAGTCTTGGCACTGTCAATATCCCGGCGCTCGCCTCGGCCCCGGCCAGTCCGGTCACCGGCGACCAGTACTACGACACTGGGACTAAGCGTCGCTACATCTACAACGGCACCGCATGGGTGACTCCGGATGTGCTCGCGGGCGGCACTGCCGGGCAAGTGCTGACCAAGGTCGACGGCACCGACTACAACACGCAGTGGCAGACGATCAGCGGTGGCGGCGGTGGTTTCGCCGTCACTGACATCGCGGACGGAAGCACCTCGGCGAACACCTTGGTCAGCCCCGGTATCTACCGCATCCAGTTCACCCAACTCGGACTACCAAGTTGGTCGAGGTGGAACACCTCCAACGGAATCGGGTTCCTGGCCGTCTATAGCTTCGGGAGCAACATCACGCAGATGGTCGAATCCTCGATCGCTCCGGCTAGTGGGTTTCCTGGCGGTGGCGAATTGTGGATGCGCTCCAGCGGCAATACGGGCTCGTCGTGGTCCGACTGGCAGTCGATCAACTCGGCCAATAGCAACCTGATCTCCGACTTCAACCTCGCTCGCGGGCCTGGCTATTACTCTTTGCCAGGGGACAACGCCAACGGTCCCGGTGTCCCGGGGAACGGGATGTTGTTCGTGGACACCGACATGTCACCGAAGTCGGCGTTCTGGGCTAACACCGCGCAGACGTGGTTCTGTTCTGCTGGTGGCAACGCTGGGCAGGTATGGGCGCGGGCAGTGACCGCCGGTGGCGTGGCCGGGCCGTGGCGGCGCATCGACAGCGCGATGCTCACCGGGGGCAGCGCAGGCCAGGTGTTGTCCAAGGTCGACGGTTCCGACTACAACACGCAGTGGGCCACTCCGGCTACAGTTCCGGGATTCGCTGCACCAACGGCGGAAACTGCTTTCGGTACATCTTCGGCAGCCGGTTCCTCGACTTCAGTGCCTCGTGCCGACCACACCCATGGCAACCCTGCGAATCCATTGCCGACAGGCGGTGCGGCAGGGCAGGTGTTGTCCAAGATCAGTTCTGCCGACTACAACACGACGTGGTCGACGCCGTTACCGGCATACCGGGCCACGGTCACCTCTGACATGGCCGACCAGGGCACCGACCCCCTGTTCACCCGGTGGCCGTCCCAGTACGGCGTCATCCTCGCCAACAGCGGCGGGCAGTACCGGCTGACCGCTGCCGCCTCGAACCAGTACACCGGGCTGAAGACCGATTTCACCAACACCCCGCTGGTGTTGGACTGGCTGGAGGCGAAGGTCACCGCAGATCTGGCCGGGACCGCGCCGCTGTTCTTCTTCGGGATCAAGGACTCCACCGACGGCAACCGGGCCGGGTTCACCCTGTCCGGCACCTCGGTCACCCCGGTGGACCAGACCAACTACACCGACAACCATCCGCAGGGCACGCCGGTCACGATCACCGCCAACACCCCGGTGTACCTGGCGTTGGCCATCGGGACCGACGCAGTCCGGTACGGCGAGGTCAACCCGAACCCGGCCAACCTGTACATGTACACCTCCACCGACGGGTTGGTCTGGACCCGGCGCTACGGCAACACCGCACCCACCATCGCCGCCGCCTGCCGGATCGCCTTCGACGTACAGAACTCTGGTGCAACCAGTCTGTTCTACATCTCCCAGATCAATCTTGTCTCGGTCGCGCCGTCCACGACGAGCCTGGATTCGGGTTGGCACTACCTCAACGCACCGGGTGAGCCGACGTGCACCTATCCGCCCTACGACCTGGCCGGGAACTCTTATTCGCCGGGCCGGTTCCGCCGCGACGGGGCGGGATGTGTCTGGCTCGACGTGATGATCGTGCCGCCCACCGCGAGTGCGACAGCGGTGTTGTTCACTCTGCCGCAAGGTTTCCGTCCGGCGTACTCGATCTTCCTGTGTGTGTCGCACACTTCTGGTCCGGCAGTTATCCGGGTGGACCCGAACGGCGACGTGGTGTTCGCCTACTGCGTTACGGGCACACTTACCTGGACCCATCTCGGTTCGGCCACCTTCATGGCTGAGGACGCGCAGACGGTCAACTGGGTAACACCGGCACTCGGTGGCAGTTGGACCAACCTGGGCACACTCGGCGGCAAGACCTGCGCCCCGGCCCGGTACTTCGTGGACGCGGCAGGCGACATCCATCTGTCCGGCATGATTGCAGGCGGCGGCACGGGTTCTGCCAACGCACCTTTCTCGTTGCCCGCAAACCTGTGGCCGAACGGCACGGACGGTGCGATCATCAATCAGCCGACGTGTTGCTCACCAGGTTCGGCAGGCGCGCAGGCCCGTGTCGATGTGAACAATGGCGCGTTGGGCGTCGTGGTCGTGAACAGCTACGGCGGCGGTGGCGGCAACGCCTGGGTGTCACTGGACGGCATCGTCATCGCCAACCCGAACGGCAACTGGTCAACCCCGGCGCTCATCAACTCGTGGGTCGCCTATTCGGCGTCCTATGTGACAACCCAGTTCTGTGTGAACAAGTTCGGCATCGCCGCGATGCGCGGGCTCATCAAGTCCGGCAGTGGTGGTGCGGTCGCGGCGGCGAGTATGTCCACCGAGATCGCACCGCGCTACACAGTCATCTTCTTGGGATATGCCAACGCCGGATGTGCCCGTCTGGACACGATATATGACGGGCGGATCACGCCGAGCACCTATTGGAACTCCGGTACGAATGCCTTCGTCTCCACGGTGGGCCGATGGTGGTCCGAGGCCGAAGGTGGCGGAAGTGGTCCGCAGGGACCAACCGGCCCACAAGGACCGTCCGGCGGGCCGGTGCCGTCCGGGGGACAGACCGGGTTTGTGCTCGCCAAGAAGTCGGCCACCGATGGTGATGTGCAGTGGGCTAATCCAGTATCGGACACGGGTTGGAAAACGCTGCCCATCGCCAGCGGTTATGCCGCCTACACGAACACACCTGCCCCGGCGTACCGGATCATCAGTGGTGTCGTCTATTTCCGGGGCCAGGTCGGCAAGACGGATGGCACGGCGTTCGCAGCCACCTCGTTCAACCCAGTCACCGCACTACCCGCCGAGGCGCAGCCGACCCTGGCGAGCGGTGGTTACGTGATGGCGGCGATAGCCACCAGTTCGGGCTCGATCACCGCACGGCTTTACATCGGCTATTCCAATACCGCCCAGATGACCACCAACATGAGTGCCACAGGAGCGGTCTACATCGACATCGGCGGGTTCTCCTATCCACTTGGCTGAGATGAGGGGCCTGACTGCCTCCTCCCGGCCCTGACCGGCGAAGTACGGAGGAGGCCGCCATGCTGCGCAAGTACGGCACCCTGGAGGTGTTGTCGGCCGCGATCGGCCAGATCCCCCGGGGCACCCGGTCACTGGACCCCCGGTTGGGGCACCGTGCGGTGTTCTCCTTCGTGCCCCGGGCCGGGTTCCTCTACGTCCGGTCCCGGGTGCTGCGGTATCGCTGGCTGGCCTCTTGTCGACAGGTTCGGCAAGCCCGGACACCCTTGTACAGGTATGTGTTCTCGGCGGTGAACTCGTGACCATGCTTACAGTGCGTCTTGGCGAGATTCCAGGCTTGAACCGAGTTGCCGCGCAGTGTGTTCTCCCGCGAGGTGACCGGTCGGACATGGTCAGGATTGACGCAGGCCCGGTTGTCGCAGACGAAGTGGTCGAGTACTTTTCCGACCGGTACGGGTCCGTATTTCCGTTCATAGTAGAACTTGGTCGCCTTGACGGTCTTGTGTCCCTTGGCGGGGTCGTTGGTCAGTCCGTACCCGTCGGCATTGAGGTGCTTCTGCCAGATCCAGCACCCGTTGCCCGCGACGATGTAGTCGATCTTTCGGGTGTTATGTCCGTGGACGAAGCGCATCGGTTCTCCACGCACCCAGCCGAATCTTCGGTGGGACTGTGGAGCGATCTTGGTGCGTTGTCCGCAGCCACACTCGCAGAGCCCATCACTTGCCATGTGATGAATCTTTGCGGAGGTGAGTGATGTTCCGCAAGTTTGCTTCTGCTGAAGTGTTGGCCGTTGCAAAAGGTGAGTCATTGAAAAAGGATGCTCATCGAGCGGTCTTTTCATTTGTACCTCGACCTGGGTTTCTCTATGTAAGGTCTAGAAGTATATCTAGTCGCTGCAACGACAACTACGATTTTTTCGGCGCGGACGAGATCGCCAAGTCCTACCGGACCTTCATCGGCAAGCCGGTGTTCGTCAACCACAACAACTCCGACCACCGCCGGGCCCGGGGGATGGTCATCGACGCGGTCCTGCACCGGGACCGCAACGCCGACGGGTCCCCGGATTTCTGGGTCGAAGCGCTCATGGAGGTCGACGCCGAGACCTACCCGAAACTCGCCAAGTCGATCCTGTCCGGCGAGATCGACCGCACCTCGATGGGATGCGACGTCGAGTTGTCCAAGTGTTCCTACTGCGGCAACGAGGCGACCTCGCCGTTGGAGTACTGCCAGCACATTCCCGGCAAGAAGGGCAAGCGGATCTACAAGATGCTTCCCGACGGACGCCGGGAAGGACAACTCGTCTTCGAGATCTGTTCTGGTTTGTCGTTCTTCGAGAACTCACTGCTGGTGGAGCCTCCGGCAGATCCGACGGCTTATTTCCTTGGGCAGCCGGTATTGGGACCTGGTTTAGAGCATCTCAGGCAGAAAGCAGCGAATCTGCAGGCCGTTCTGGAGGAACAGCCTGCCGCGCCACGCCATGACATGCCTAGCCGAGCCTCGACAAACCAAGCCCGGCCGTTGCAGCGTACGGCAGCGGCTGGTGACGACTGGCATGTCGGGATGGACCCTGAGCGCCGCCGCAAGGCCGAGGAGGCCGCAGGCAAGCTCTGGGAGGGGTTCCACCAGATCATGGATCCGGGGTCGACGCCCGCCTCACGCGTCTCCGACCGCAACATGCGGGTGATGAACAACCTGCAGAACCTGGGATATCAGCCGCATCACATCAAGTTCGAGGACGACGAGGACGAAGGGCATCCGTACGCCCACATCCAGGGACCCAAGGGGTGGTACGGCGTCGACTACGGCGGCCCGCACATGGAGATCCGGCACCAGGCCACCGGCAACGAGTCCCACGACTTGATCAACTTGCAGCACTACGACAAGGAGACCCGCGAGCAACACCGGATGCCCGGGTACGGACCGCACGAGGCCGAGGCGGACCTGCACCACTGGGTACACGGCGACCCGGAGGAGACTGGCGGGAGCGCCGAGTACCTGGAGCACAACGACCCGCGCATCAAGCGGTGGATCGGCCGCCACCAGGCCGCGTTGCAGGTCGAGGCGGTCACCCAGGAGCATGCCGAGGACTACCTCAACGAGCACCCGATCAGCCCCACACACATCCTGAGCCGGGTCGAGCAGGCCGCCTCGGACCCGGCCACCCTGCACTCCGGGATGAAGTGGTACGACGACGCACACGGGATGGCCAAGACCATGGCCAGCCACCACGGCGTGCCGTTGCAGCACGCGGCAGGTGCACTGGGGGTCTACTCCTCCAGCTCGGCCCCGGCCCCGAACTTCCACATGGCCTCGATCGCCCTGCATGCCGGAAAGGGGATCTGGGCCCGTGAGTCCGGCGGTTCCGCCGAACACGGTTACAAGGGATCCCCGATGGCGTCCGAGGCCGATGCCAAGAAGGTGGACCGGATCTTCTCCGGAGAGCACTACAACGACGTCATCGGTTCGTCCAAGACCAAGCACTACGCCCGGCTGATCCACGACCCGTCCAACGATCACGACGTGGTCATCGACCGGCACGCGGTGGCGGCGGCGATCGGTCATTACGGCAACTCCGGCGAGCCGTACAACAACGTGGCCGGGCCGATGGAGAACGTCAACGCCAAGGGGGCGGGCAAGCTCTACGACCGGTTCTCCGACGCCTACCGGCAGGCCACCCACCACCTGAACACGTCGCCCGAGTACAGCCCTCTGCGCAAGCACATGGTCCGGTCCGGACTGCTCGGCGAGGGCGAGAAGATCAAGCCGCACCAGGTGCAGGCGCTGGCCTGGATCGCGCAGAAGGACATCAGCGACCAGCATGCCCGCAACGACATGACCAACGCCAACCAGCGCGCCATCGACGACTGGCAGAACCACTACACCAGCCGGTACGGGGTGGACGCGCACCACCCGGTGTCCGGCAAGGGGTTCTACGGCCAGGAGCCGACCCCGGCGAAAGCGGCGAGCATGCAGCGCCTCTCCTACGGGGAAACGAAAGCCCCTCAGGACGTCGACACGCTGCGCGACGAGCGGTGCGCGATCTGCGGTAACGACACGGCCTACGACGGGCGGGAGTGCCTGGTCTGCGGGTACATCGCGCCGCCCAAGGCGTTGGGTGACCCGGACGTCGACAAGGCCAAGCATCTGGACGAGTTGAAGCAGTCGGTCGACGACGCGCTCTCCGAGGTCGACCCGTCCCGGCCGGGTGCGGACTTCGACCCCGGCGACCTGGACGAGATCCAGGCCGAGATCGGTGAGGCGGGCACCCCGCCGATGGTGTGCCCGAACTGCGACTCGGTCTTCGACCCGGCCGAGGAAGAGATCAATGCCGGTGATACCTGCCCGGACTGCGGTCAGGCCGAGGTGGCGGAGGCCGAGCCGGAGGAGGGCGAGGGAGACGCCCAGGATGTGGCCGAGGACGAGGCCACCGAGGGGCTGCCCGGCGAACAGGCCGAGGACCAGGACGTGCCCAGCGGGGACGAGGACGAAGACGCCGACGAGGACGAGGAAGACGAGGACGGGGAACCAGACGACGAAGACGAGGAGGACGAGGAAGACAAGCGCAGACGTCGTCCTGTTGCCAGCCGGTCCGCGACCTCGAAGTACCGACCACCATCGAAGGGGTACGACATGCAGAAGGCACTGGCGGCACTGGCCGAGCTGCAGGCCCTGGTCGAGCACCAGCAGCACGAGAACCTGAAGCTGCAGCGGCGGCTCGCCGCCAAGGACAGCCAGATCCAGCGGTTGACCTACGGTCTGCAGGCGATCGCCCAGCATCTCGGCCCCGACGTGGACACCCTGGTGCGTTCGGCCATGCTGCGCAAGCGGGCCGACGAGCAGAACCCGGCCCAGCCGGTGCCCGAGCCCGCGCCGGAACCGCCGACCGAGTCCACCGTGCAGGCCGAGACGCCGGAGGCGTTCGCCGACGTCACCGCGCCGGGCATGGTGCCGGGGTCCACCCAGGACGTGGCCGCCGACGCCGTCTCCACCGCGTACACGCCCGGTCAAGACGTGGGCGCGCCGCCACTGCGCCAGTTGGTCGACGTGACCCGGCCCATCGACGGCACCCAGGGACCGCGCCCGTTAAGCGAGACCAAGACCAACGTGGACGTGCGGGTGGGCAACCCGATGAACCCGCAGACCGCGTTCCCGCTCGGCGGTGACTTCGCCCAGGCGCAGCGCACCGGTTCGGTCAACGGCGGCAGCGGGGACCTGAAGACGATGGCCTCGATCCGGCTGGCCAGGCTGCGCATCGCGGCCAACATCGAGGACGGCGAGGACCTGGCCATCGCGCAGCGCATCGCCGCCGAGCTGGACGTCCCGGCGATCAACGCCGAGATCGCCACGCTGTCCAACGTGATCAAGGCGAGTGCGGCGCGCCGCCAGCAGCAGCCACCGCCGCGCGGAGTGCCGCCGCGCCCGGCTCCGGGGGTGGGCCGCACCGTTCCGCCGATGACCCGTTCGGCCGGGTTGCGCACCGCATCGCGGCCGGACGCCGAGGACGCCGACCTGGCGCTGGTTTTCCTCTCCGAGCAAGCCCTGTCCAGCTGACCGTGCTACCCGCCAAGCAATAGCAACGGCGTAGAGAGGAAAGATCACAATGCTGAGGACGCCACTCAACCTCAACTACATGAAGCGCACCATCCGGCCGCTCTACGCCAACACCCAGGCCACCCCGAAGGGCATGTTCCTGGACCCGGCGTGGGCGTTCACGGTGGACATCTACCCCGGCATGGCGATGCAGAAGAACGCGGGCCAGCTGGTCGCGCCGCTCGGCTCCGGCGACCCGTACGGCCTGTCGGACTTCTTCGAGGCCCCCACCCTCGGGATCCGTCAGATCACCGATTCAGGCATCAACGCCTGCGCGGTGTGGGTGCTCGATCCCGATGCGGAGTTCCAGGTGCTGCCTCCGGCCTTCGACACCACGCTGGCCTGGGCCGAGGCGGGCGGAGGTGCGATGACCCCGGTGTTCGCCTACACCAGCGGCGCGAAGCAGGGCCAGCTGGCGATCGGCACCGGTGCAGGCATCGGCACCAAGGCGGTGGCCCGGCTGCTCAACGTGTCCGGCACCGGGGCCAATTCAGTGATCACCATCGGCGGGCTGCCGAGCAGCTAAGACGCCCGGACCATCGTTCCCGGCCCGAGAATCAGGAGAAGCGCAATGACCCAGCTGATGGTCCCGCAGGGCGTCCAGGTCCCGATGAAGTCGGACGACTACGTCGCCCAGATCATGGCCAGGCACCAGGGCAAGACAGCCACCCACAACCAGAAGCTGCAGGCCATCGCGCGGGTGCTCTCCGACGAGGTCTCCGGCTTCAAGCGGCTCGGTGTCGGCATGATCGGCCCGATCCAGCTCAAGCTGCGTTATCAGGGCATCACCCGCAACGTGCTGGTCGAGGACCCGGTCACGCCGGGCACCCCGGTCGAGTACGACGTGTGGGACGACCTGGGCCAGGCCTTCATCCTGTCCGGCAACGAGGGCGAAGTCGACATCACGATCTTCGAGGGCAAGCGGGTGCGGGTGGACTTCTACCGCATCGCGTCGCAGGCCCAGATCCGCAAGGAAGACCTGATGTACCTGCGCATCAACGCCGTCGAGCAGGCGCAGGACGAGACCAAGCAGTCCATCCTCAAGCAGGAGGACTCCCGGCTGATCATCGTGTTGCAGGCGGCGCTGACCAACTACGCGACCCGGCCGGACCACGTGATCACCCCGAACCACACGGTGTCGGAGACCTCGGGCTACTACACCCCGGCCTCGTTCTATCAGGCGGTCGCGCAGACCGACATGCACGAGCTGGTGTCCAGCCGCATGCTGGTCAACCCGATGGACTACCGGGACTTCTTCAAGTGGGACATCAACACCACCGGTTGGGCGTTCAAGGACCGCGTGGTGGCCGGTGAGACGATCACCAGCTTCGGCGAGTTCCAGGTGCAGCGCTCGATCATGGTGCCGCAAAAGTCGCTCTACCTGCTGCCCGAGCCGAACTTCCTCGGCGTCTTCCCGGTCCTGTACAGCTTGGACGTGGAGGAGAACCACCAGGTGGCGCGCTTCCTGCGCGGTTGGGTGTTCGACGAAATGGTTTGCCAATTGGTTCTCAACCCGAGAGGCATAGCGGCTGTTACCAAGCCGTGAGACCATAGTTTTACGTTACTACCCCTTCCCATTCGATGGTGAAGGGGTAGTATCGTTTTATGCCTCGGCCGCCGTCTCCAACGACTTCGAAGACGTGTCAACGTGACGGTTGCGATAACCGATTCGAAGTCACCCAAGCCAAAGCTCAGAGGGATCGTCGATTTTGTTCGAAAGATTGCTCGAACAAAGCCACCGCGCTAATCCGTGGCGCTTCGTATCGAGCCAGTCATGGGTATAAGCCGCCAGTTTGTCCATGTGGTCGTTCTATCCAACCGAGACCGGGCCAGCGGTACGTCTATTCGAAGAAATATTGCGACATGGAGTGTCGTGCTCGATTTAGCCCGAGGCGACAACCCAATCCTGAAAAGTGGGGTTCATACACGTGTCGCGTGTGTGGCACTGAATTCACCCGCCGGAAGAACTCTCGTAATGCCAAGATCTATTGCAGCCTTGCGTGTGCCAACAAGGAGACCAAGAAGAAGCATCACATCGTGTTGCGCGATGACGATGTTGTGTTCGACAGTGCCTGGGAGGCGTTCTTTTACGGCGCGTGCAAGATCGCGAAGATCCCGATCGAACGGTTCGACCGAGATCATGGTGTTGCCTACGACCCAGAATACCTGGATCGGTGGTACGCGCCAGACTTCTGGTTGCCCGACGTCCAGGCATGGGTCGGTCGCACCGGCGTTGCGATCGAAATCAAAGGTGTTGAAGACGACCGCGACGAAACCCGGTGGACCGCCTTCCGGTCGACGGGAGTCGACCTGGTGGTGATGGACCGGTACCGGATGGAGAACCTGTCTGCACACTCGTTGTCCGACATCCTGCGAGTCGCCACGATGAGGGACAATCCCGCCTTGCCATGCCAAGCCGCGACACGCCTAGCCTAACCTTGCCACGCCGAACCAGGACTGCCGCGCCCTGCCAAGGGTTGCCCCGCCCAACCCAACCGGGCCTCGCCTGGCACGCCGAGACGAACCCGGCCAAGTACCGCCGTGCCATGCCGCACCTTGGCAGCCTCACCGAGCCATGCCGAGCCATGCCCATCCACGCCGTGCCCTGACCACCATGCCGTGCCTGCCGAGCCACGCCAAGCCTTGACCCGCCCTGACGGGCCGAGCCTTGCCCTGACTGCCGAACCACGCCAAGCCACACCAAGACCCGACCTGCCAAGCCGAGCCGTGCCGAGCCATGCCTGCCCCGCCGCACCACGCCGCACCATGCCGCTGCCCTACCGTGCCGCACCCTGCCCGCCTTGCCCAGCCAAGACGTGCCACTCCAGGCCAAACCCTGCCCGCCTTGCCTCACCTCGCCGTGGCCCGCCCAACCGCACCGAGCCCCGCCAAGCCTGCGTCGCCCCGCCGTGACCCGTCACGCCGGGCCCAACCAAACCACGCCTGCCCGACCGAGCCCTGCGTTGCCCTGCCTGGACCAACCGCGCCTCGCCTGCCATGCCCCACCTGGCCAGACCATGCCCAGCCGTGCCAGCCTGCCAAACCGAGCCCTACCGAGCCGTACCCAGACGAGCCAAGCCACACCGTGCCCGCCCAACCGGGCCGCACCGGGACTCGCCGAGCCCTACCTTGCCTGCCTTGCCGAGCCGAGCCTCGCCAAGCATTGCCATGCCCAGCCGTGCCTGCCGAACCGAGCCCTACCGGGCCGAGCGGTGCCCTGCCTGGCCTAGCCGCGCCGCGACTGCCCTGCCTTGCCTCACCCAGCCTTGCCGAGCCGCACCAAGCCTTGCCGCGCCTGCCGTACCTCGCCCAGCCGAGCCCGGACGGACCTAGCCCCACCGCACGGTGCCCTGCCGAGCCATGACTGCCCTGCCCTGCCGCACCGAACCGAGACGTGCCGGACCACCCGGGCCAAGCCACGACTGCCGTGCCACACCCTGCCGACCATGCCCAACCCAGCCATGCCGAGGCTGCCCCGCCGTACCGGACCCGGCCGCACCAAACCAAGCCATGCCTGCCGCGACCTGCGATGCCCTGCGGTACCAGGACATGCCGTGCCTGCCGAGCCGGGACCCGCCCCGCCATGACTAGCCATGACCGGACTTGCCCCACCGAGCCTGCCCAGCCACGCCTTGCCCAGACTTGCCAGGCCTTGCCGTGCGCTGCCAGCCGAGCCAAGCCTTGGCTGCCTCGCCACGCCGAGCCCTGCCGAGCCCACCTAGCCTTGCCCTGCCACGGCTGCCCTGACATGACCCGCCGTGCGATGCCGAACCGGGCCGGACCATGCCTGCCTACCAGGCCACGCCCCGACTCGTCCCGCCTTGCCTTGCCTGCCGGGCCGAGCCTTGACTAGCCATGCCTAGCCACGCCATGCCGAGGCTGCCCAGCCATACTGCGCCGTGCCGAGACTTGCCCCGCGACGACCCGACATGCCTGCCCGACCTCGCCACGCCCACCTAGCCGTGACTGCCACGAAGCGAACCGCCGGGATCATGCCCCACCACATGATCCCGGCGGTCCAAAGCCACCCATTCCCTCCCGCGAGACGAGTGGCCGGTCTGTCAGCTCGCCTGATGCTCGCCGTTCAGGTCGTCGAGCACCATCCGGGTGAACTCATCCAAGTGACGGTACTGAGCTGCTAGCGCACGCCAGCGCCGTTCCGCCTCCTGCAGGATCAACCTCCGCTTGAGCGGGTCGAGCGCGATGTCCTCGACCGGTTCATAGTTCGGTTGGTGCGCCGTAGGGCGCGACACCGCGATGTACTTGCGGACCCGTTTCTCCTCGTCCGATGCATCCCGGTAGACCACCTTCACCGAGGTGATCAGCTTGTGGGCCTGGGTGAGCCGGTGTTTCTCCCCGGCCACCCGGTTGTCCCACTCGAAACGCGAGTACAGCGGGTGTTTCCTGCCGAGCGACTGGACGTCGGCCAACACCGCCCGAGGAGTCAGCTCGCCCTGTCGTTGGCGAACCTCCTCAAGCTGGCGAGCCAACTCCTCGTGAGCGGTGAAGGCGGTCATGGCTTAGTTGATGACCGTGATCTCGCGGGCCTGGTCGATCTCGAACGTCCCGTACTCGCCGTTCTTCTCCGGACGCCACTCACCGACACCGACGGTGAGACCGGCGGCGGAGATGATCGAGAGCACCGAGTCGCGGGTGATCGCGGACTTGACGTACTGCACGGTCAGCTCGGAGGTCCAGTCCGGGAACTCGGCGCGGTAGCGCAGGTCGGTGCCACTGATGCCAACCGTCACCATGTCCTCGCGCATCTTCGGCTCGCCGACGATCGGGAAGAGCGCCTGGTTGCAGTGTTCGCTCATCACGCCACGGAAGAACAGGAACTGGCGCAGCTCGGTCATCCGGACCGACTTGCCGTACAGCCGGGCGGCGGACACCGTCGCGGCCTTGAACGCGACGGACGGGAAGCCGTAGCCGTCGGCGGTGCGGTACAGCGAGGACTCGAACTCGGCCTCGGGGTCGCGGGGTTCCTTGATGGTCTTGCGGCCCTGCTGGGTGTCCAGCATCTGGCGCTTGGCCTTCTCCGACCAGTTGTGCACGATCAGCGGCATGGTGCCGACGACCGGCACGAGCAACGTCTCGACGTCGATCTTGGTGATGTCCAGTTGGGCTGGAGCGGCGGCTGCTGCGGGCATGTAAGCCTCCTGGGGCTCGATACGTAATGGGTAGAACGTTGACGAGGGGGAAGTTAGCACGGTGAAGAGGACTCCCGCAAAGCCAGTACGTTTTCTTCCTGTCCTTTGCTGGATACACACGCAGAAGCAACGTGGATGCCGCCACACTGGTCAAGGCGATGCCGGGGCTCAGCCTCACCCGGGCCAGCCAGCTGGTCAATGGGGCCAATGCCGCGATGTCCATCGGGCAGATCAACACCGTCAAGCGGTGTGCGATGTTCCTGGCGCAGATCGGCACCGAGTCCGCTTCGTTGCGTTACCAGCAAGAGATCCAGCCGCCGCCGGGCGCGCAGTACCCGCCCTACATCGGGCGCACCTTCATCCAGGTCACCTGGCGGGACAACTATTCCGCGTTCGGCAAGTGGTGCAAGGCCAAGAACCTGCTCGCGGACGCGAATCTGTTCGTCAACAAGCCCGCCACCCTGGCCGCCGACCAGTGGGCCTGGCTCGGGCCGGTGTGGTACTGGACGGTGGCCCGGCCCAATCTGAACGCGATGGCGGACGCGGGTGACATCGTCGGGTGCACCCGGGCCATCAACGGCGGGCTGAACGGGCTGGAGGACCGCACCCAGCGTTACCACCGCTGCCTGAGCCTCGGCACCGCGATCCTGCCGACCACCGCCACGCCCCAGCCGGAGGACGACATGCCCACCCAGCTCTACCTCACCGCATCCTCGAAGAAGCCGACCAAGGTGCCCGCTGGCGGGAAATGGACCCCGGTGCTGTGGGACGGCTGGTCCCCGAAGGGCATCTCCGGCGGTGTCGGCGTGATACTCGGCAAGACGACCAAGTTGTTCAGCATGTCGGCGTGGCTCTACACCACCGGGCTGACCCCGGATGACAACATCTACTTCAAGGTGCAGACGCTGGCCACGAAGGACAACAAGCCGCTGGCCACTTTCCCTTACTCGGAGCAGCGTGGCACCACCGGCGGGTCCAACTTCAACTACAGCCAGGTCGGTTCGGTCAACCCCGGCACCAACCTGCGGCTGCTGGTCTCGGCCACCCGCGAATGCACCGTCACCCAGGCCTGGTGGCGAATCTTTGTTTGGTGAGTGAGGTTGCCATGCTCAACGCCTATGTCACCTCCGCGATCCGGACCGGCGTGCCGCTCCTGGTCGGTTGGATCGTCTCCTGGCTGGTGGCCAAGGGGATCGGCATCGACGACCAGACCCGCGACTGGCTGGTCTCGTTCCTGACCTTCGTGCTGTCCATGGCCTACTACCTGATCGCTCGCTGGCTGGAGCAGAAGAACCCGAAGCTGGGCTTCCTGCTCGGGGTACCGGTGCAGCCGGTCTACGTCGCGCCGGGTGCGACCCCGGCGGCCGTGTCCTCCACCACGGATACGGTGACCGAGGACGTGACCGTGACGAAGAAGGCGGCCAAGCCGCCCAACTCGGCTGGCTAGGTCCTTCCGGCGTGGCTACTCTGCGCCCGTGCGACTACGGGTGCTGATCCTCGGCGACTACGACTACGGGCGGCCTGAGCGGGTCTACGCCGACCTGTCCCGGCTGTTCCTGCAGGACGGGCTGCAGGTGCTCACCGTGGTGCACGGCGGCGCGCTCACCGGCCCGGACCGGATGGCGCGAACGTTCGCCGAGGAGTGGCAACCCTGGTGCGTGTTCTTCGGCCGTGACGTGGTGCAGGAGGTGCACCAGGCGGCCTGGGCGGCCTTCCAGCTGGAGGCGGGTGGGATCCGGGACTGGGCCATGATCGCCACTCAGCCCGACCTGTGCCTGGCCTACCCCGGACCGTCCGGGCGGAGCCGGGGTCTACTGGACGAGGCGCGGCAGGTCATGGAGGTCTGGGATCGATCCGGTTGAGACAACTCCGGTTATGCGATACACTGATGGAACAGTTACGACCCACTTTTACCGAGGAGCCACCATGATGATCGAGTTGCTCAAGTACCGTCCCGGGATGCCGATCCATGCGGGGATGCGTGTACTCGTCTTCCGCAAGATCGCGGACTTCTGCTGCGAGTGGTCCCCCGCGCTCATCGTCAGTATCAATTCTGACGGCGATCCCGAGTTCCTATTCGATGGGGACGAACCGCGAGAAGGGCAGCTGCAAAAGCTGTCGATGGACGTACGGCAAGAGAATGGAGATGTGATCAATTACATCCACTCCTATCCGCATCTTTTGCACGGTAAGAGATTCTTGATGTGGGATCGCGATCGACAGGGGTGGGAACCCGGGACGATTATCTTCGGCAACGGGGTGAACGGCGGAGGCTATTCGATCAGGTTCGATCACCCAGTTGTGCCGGTGCGTGTCAAGGCTGAGCTGACCCCTGCACAAGAGCGTTCCCGGAATCGTTGGGCGGGCTACCAGGTCGTGCTGGGCCTCATCTTCCTGTTCATCTATCTGGGCACTGTCGGCAACGCCAAGGGGGTACCGGGCGGTCTGTTCCTGCTCGGCCTGGTGTTCATCATCGGCTTCTTCTCGCTGTTGACCTATCTGGCCTACCGGTTCCCGACCGCGACCAAGGCCGTCGCCGTCATCGGTGGCGGGGTCGCTGCCGCGAGCATGGCGAGCCGGGTCTACCGTGCAGCCGCGCATCCGAGCACCGGTGACTCCAGCACGTGGTTGCCGCCCGCACCGGTGCCGCCCGCCGTGCCTCCGGCCCCCTCGGGGCGTTACATCTACCACGAGATGAACACCCCGTACGCGCACGGCTCGAACGGGCAGACCTATGTCGGCAACGGTGGTCCGCTCCAGTGGGTCCGCGATCCGCAGTGACCTGAGAAAAGACAACTCAGGTTGTGGTGACTCAGTTTATTGGGCTATGATGGTGCTACCACCTACTGAGGAGCCACACTCATGAACGCCAGAACTGACGTCCACCGCCCGTCCGCCCCCGAGTTCGACCCGGCCCTGTACGACTGCCGGGGCGTCTTCGACACCTGCACCGACCCGCTCAAGGGCGGCGGTTCGCAGCAGCCCCGTCTGGACGCCGTTCGTGCGCTGCGCGAGCAGGGCTACACGTTCGGTCCGGGTTCCTCGCACCAGTGCGGGCACTGCGGTGCGCACATCCGCTACTGCGCGCTGATGGTCCGCGAGGACGTCAAGCAGTTCATCTACGTCGGCGAGACCTGCCTGGACGGCCGCTTCGAGCTGACCAAGGGCGAGTTCGACGCGCTGCGCAAGGCCGCCCAGTTGGACCGGGAGAAGCAGCGGCTGCTGACCGCCTACCGCGAGCTGTGCGAGCGTCACCAGGCACTGGCCTACGCCTCGTACGCGATCGACATCATCGACGGCTACATCAACGAGGTGTCCGACCCGGAGCGGGCGCTGCACCTGCGTGCCGGTGCCGGGTGGGCGCTGTCCACGATGGCCGACATCGCCCGCAAGGCGCGCAAGTACGGCGACATCAGCGACAAGCAGGTCGCCTTCCTGGAGCGGCTCCTGGTCGAGGTGGACGAGAAGATCGCCGCCCGGATCGCCAAGGACGCCGAGATTGCCAACAAGCCCCAGGCTGTTCTGGTGGTCACCGGCAAGCGCCAGCTGGTCGAGGGCACCGTGATCAGCCGCAAGGACCAGGAGAACCCGTACAGCTACAACGGCGGCAGGATCTGGAAGATCTTGGTCGAGCAGGCCGACGGTTCCCGGGTCTGGGGCACCGAGCCGGGTGCGTTCGTCACGGACAAGGGTGACAGAGTCAAGTTCATGGCCGCCGTCAAGGTCTCCGACAAGGACCCGGGGTTCGGGTTCTACTCCCGGCCGACCGGCTTCGAGGTCGTCGAGCGCACCGCCGCCGAGGAGGTGGCGGTGTGAGCACCTGGCGGTTGACCCTGCGCGGGTACGGCTTCGAGATGCGCGGTGTCGCGAGCGGGGACGTGCTGCACGAAGTCATCAGAGATCTGGACACCTTCGGCAACGCGCACCACATCCAGCTGATCTTCAGCAAGACCGGGGACGACTATCAGCCGTTCTCGGGTCCGGATCCGCAGGAGGACGTTCCGGGGTATCGGTCGTGACCGCACTCATCGTGACTATCTGGGTCGTCGTCGCGGTCATGGTCCTGTACGTGGTCGGTGAGCACTGGCTGGACCACAAGCGCGACGATTGACAACTCACGTTCTACAACTCATCTTGCGCCATGGTGTATAATGGTGCTGTACGTTTCATCAACTACTTGAGGAGCCACACTCATGGACAAGCAACTGGATCGCATCAGCAAACTGCTCCGGCAGGCCGAGAAGGCCGGGACCCCGGAAGAGGCCGACGCCTTCATGGCCAAGGCGCAGCAGCTCGCCACCGCCACTGCCATCGATCTGGAGGTCGCTCGCCAGCACGTCGCCGACAAAGAGCGCCGCAAGGTGCCCACCATGCGCCAAGTCAAGATCGGCGAGCAGGGCAAGCGGCTGCTGCACACCTACGTCGAGCTGTTTTTGGCCATTGCCCGCGCCAACGACATCACCTGCGACATCGCGCACAACTCCACCTACGTCTACGCCTTCGGCTTCGACACCGACATCGACGTAGCCGAGGCGCTCTACGCTTCGCTGGTGGTGCAGATGGTGGAGGCCTCCAATGCCTATCTGCACTCTGGTGAGTTCAAGGCCGAGAAGATCTGGGTGCCTGGTGGTTACCGTCGCACCGGCAAGCGTTACTACAACGAGTGGACCGATCGCTATGTCCAGGACACGGAGTACGTCGAGGGGCGGTACAAGTCCACTCCCACCATCACCGCCCGCAAGTCCTTCCAGGTGGCCTTCGCCCGCAAGGTCGGCCAGCGGCTCACTGAGGCCCGTGGGCAGGCCATCGCAGCCGCCGAGGCGGCCGAGGCCGAGCTGATCATTCCAGTGTCCGGAGTTCCGGATGCCGCCAGCACCGGGACCGCGCTGGTCCTGCGGGCCAAGGAGGTCGAGGTCCGCGACTTCTACAAGGCCACCTCGCGCGCACGCGGCTCCTACCGGGGCGGTCGTTCCTCAACCAGCTCCGGCCATGCCCGCAACGCGGGTCGCGAGGCCGGGGCCAAGGCTCGGCTCGGCGGGGAGCGGGCCATCGGCGGCGGCCGGAGGACGATCACCTCATGAGCGGGCGCGACTTCCAGCGATCCAAGGTCTACGCCGCCGAGATCGAGATGATCAACCTGGTCGACACCGCGCAGAAGATGGGCATCACCACGCTGCGGATCGGCGCGTCGGACATCGCGGTGCCGATCGAGCGCAAGTTCGGCGACATGGACGGTGTGCAGCGCTACGTGGACCTGGTGCTCGGCGAGGTGGCCCGCGAGTACGGCGTCTCGGCAGACGTGCGGGTGCGTGAGCGCAAGGGCAACACCAAGGCGCATTACGAGTCCCCCGGCGGAGTGATCGCCGTGCCGCCGCACCAGGGCTCCCGGTCCTCGTGGGCGATGCGCGAGTTCGTGGTGCTGCACGAGATCGCGCACCACCTGACCAACGGGCACCAGCACGACGGGGTGTTCGTGGCCGCCCTCGCCGACCTGTTCGGCCGCTTCGTCGGTCCCGAGGCGCAGTTCATGTTCACCGTCATCACGCACCAGGGCAACGTGACGCACAGCTGACCCTGTCCTGTCGGCCCCCTCCGGACGGAAGTAGCGACACCCGTCCTGAGGAGGCCGATATGCCGTTGGCAGCGCTGGAACTGGCTCGTCTGGCGAACGAGACCGACATGATCGTGTTGCGGAACACCCGACCCGGTTACACGGTGTTCCAGGACGACAACACCAAGGTCACGTTGGTCTTCGCCGGAGCAGGTGACCCGGCTGGTGAGGATGTGCAGCAGTGCTCGGCGGCGCTGCTGAAGAACTCCCGGCTGGTGCGGGCCGTCTCCATCGGGATCCTGCAGATCGAGGAAGCTCCCGAAGCGCTGCAGGCCGCTCTGGACGCTCAACGCAACGAGTACGAATCCCGTGAGGCGAAGATGGCCGAAGCGGCCGATCTCGCCCAGCGTGCGGCCGACCGGACCGTCGCCCGAGGCATCGCCTGCATCGCGCCGAAGGGGTCCCGAGGCGAGCTGTGCGGCTCCTACACGCTGGCTGCGCAGAACCCTCGGGAACGGCCTCCGTTGTGTGCCGAGCACCAGCACCTGGCCAGCCAGTACGCGATCATGGAGACGGACAACATCGACGACAACGGCAAGGCTGAAGTGGTATGGCGGCGCGCGTCGCTGTCGCGGGCGCGCGGGTAAGAAACCTATCCGGAGAAGGAAGAGAAGGACATGACCGATCCCAGCACCCCCGACGTCCCCACCACCTCCGAGGCTGCCGCCGCAGGACCGCCCTCCGGTGAGACACCGGTCGCCACGGCGCAGTCCGCCGAGACGCCCGCCGATGAGGAGTCCGGCCAGGAATTCGTGCCGAACCCGCTGTTCCAGACCGGCGTGGTGGACACCTCTGGCCTGGGGGTTCCCGACATCAGCTCGGTCAGCCCGGTGCTGGACCAGGCGCGGTCCGACTCGCTGCAGGCGGCCATCGACGACCTGGAGTCCGATGCCCCGAACACCGGCAACGTGGTGCTGGGCGATCGGGACAAGGACGAGGTGCTCGGTGAGCTAAAAGCCGCCCAGGAGGCGCACGAGGCCGCTGTGGCTGAGAAGGCCGGAGAGGGCGACGAGGCCGCCGAGGCCGCCGAGGCCGGTGAGGGCGAGGCTCCTGCCGCCGATGAGACGTCGGCGGGCACCGGGACCGCAGACAGCTCTGGCACTCAGGTGGAGGGCACCGTCGAAGGCACCGTGCACGGCACCGATGATCCGGCGTCCGAACCGGCCGCCGACAGTCAGGCCGAGGAGTCCGGGACTACCGACGAGTCCACGCCGCCAGCCTGATCCTCGGGCCCTTCTCCCGGAGATCTGTCCAGACCGACCGGCACGCCACTGACCCTTGGCGTGTCGGTCGGTCCATGCCGGGGCCCGGCGCTCGGAGGCGAAGTAGTGCGATGCGCGGCGGTTCCGGCCCAGGCCAGAGAGGCAGCGGATAGATGACGGCCAATACCACGCCCCGGTTGGGGCTGATGCTGCCAGTCGGTTCCGACACCTTCACTCCGGATGACTTCATCTCCACCTTCACCAAGCTCGACGGAGTACCCGGGATCACTCCGGTGTCGAGCTATGCCGCATTGCCGACCGGCCTGACCGAGAAGCAGCACGGATCGGTCTACATGCAGACCGACAACCTGGCCCAGTGGATGTGGAACAAGCCGACCTCGACCTCGACCGGCGTGTGGCAACGGATCAACTCGGTCGGTTTCCTCGGCAGTGCCCCGGCCATGACGAAGAGCTACACCAACAGCACCACTTCGGAGACCGGTGCGCCGACCATCCAGACCGTCACCGTGAAAGCGCCAGGTGGTCGCCGTCTCGGCGTCTACGCCCGTATCTCGTCGATGAGCCACAGCGCGTCGGGCGTCACCGAGATCTTTATCGTGTATAACGGCACGACGGTCGTCGTCAGGGGTTATGGGAGTTCCGGCAATACCACCGGCAACTCGCAGGAACTTTACTACATCACCGGGGTGGCTTCGGTGGGCCAGAGCCTCCAATTCGACTTCAGGTTCCGGCCCTACAACGCAGGTACGTCAACTGCCAACAACGGCGGCAGCGCCCTGTACGTCTGGGAGATCTAGTTCGCGATGGCCGACAGCGACCGGGCCTACGTCTCTCAGTACTCGCAGGAGACGCTCGGCCTGATGCTCGCAGTGGCCTCGGTACCCACCGACGCCGACGGCACCGTGCTGGTCACCGTGTCCAACCAGGACACCCAGGCCACGCTGTTCCAGCGGGTCGCCGATCACGTCGGCGTCGGGCAGTACCAGATCGATCTGACGCCGGACGACACGGCGGTGCTGGGCAACTACATCGCGCAGTGGGCCTACCAGCTCAACGGCGCGCAGAAGAGCTACAACGGCTACTACTCCATCGGCGGCGCAGAACCGGCCTACGACCAGCTCACCCCCGCGCTGAAGCAGATCGTGGACAACGTCTGGATCCGCTTCGCCGACCTGTTCGACTCGCCGTCCGGCGGCCCGAACCTGCAGACCTACTTCCAGACCAACTGGAACCGGGGCCGTATCGCCCAGTTGATGGGGTTCGCGGTCGGCTACCTGAACACCATGGCGCAGCCGTACTCGACCTACACGGCGGCCACCTTCCCGGTCGACCAGTGGGGTTCGCTGCTCGAACAAAGCACCTACGTGGAGTGCCTGAAGCACCTGCGGCGCAGCTACGTCGAACAGCCCGAATACCAGGGCGGCTCGATCTCCCGGCTGGACCGGCGTGACTACCTGCAACGCTGGGAGGACGTGCTCGCCGACGAACAGGCGCTGCTGAAGGGCCAGATGGACACCTTCAAGATCAGCCAGATGATGCTCGGTCGTCCGGCCGTGCTCGTCTCCGGCGGAGTGTTCGGCAGGTGGGCCCCGTCCGCCTACCCGGGCAACATGGGACGCCCCCGGCTGTGGTGGTCGAATTATTTTTAGACTATTCAGTAATCTGACCGTGCTACGGTCCCACTATGGTCAACCCGACATGGGACACCAGCAGGGTCGAGGACGTCACCGAGCACTTCTGGAGTCGGGTCGACGGATCCGGTGGGCAGGACGCTTGTTGGCCGTGGACTGGCCCTCCGATGAAGTCGGGATACGGGCAGCTCAACCTCAAGGCGCTCGGCGGCCACGTCTACGCCCACCGGATGGCCTTCATCCTGTTCTACGGGCCGATCCCGGATGAGGCGTCCGTCGATCACGAGTGTCACAACCGCGATCACTCCTGTGCGGGCGGGAACAGTTGTCCGCACCGCCTGTGCTGCAACCCGAAGCACCTGAAGGCCAAGACGCGGGGCGAGAACGTCAAGGCCGCCTACGAGGGCCGCCAGCGCGGATCCAACATCACGCACTGCCCGCACAACCACGAGTACACGCCGGAGAACACCAAGACCACCGGCCACGGTCGGCAATGCCGGACCTGCCTGCGGAAGAGAGCCAACGAGTACTACGCCCGGAAACGAGCCGAGCGCAATAGTTGATCTTGGTTTGGCCTGTCCTGCCGTGTGTACCGATCCCGCCGCGAAGTAGGGAGCGCGGACTGACGGACGGAGACCGGGCATGGCCATCGCCACCGATACCGAGAAGAACTCGATCATCACCAAGTACGGTTCCGACGTGGTGGCTTTTTCGCTGCACTCGGCCGACCCGGGAACCACCGGGGCGAACGAGTTGGGCGGCGGGTCACCCCCGTACGCCCGGAAGGCACCGGCCTGGTCCGCCCCGAACGCGGGTGTGATCACCAGCCAGACCGTCTTCGACATCCCTGCGGGGGCCACTGTGGCCTGGGTGGGGGCCTGGTCGTCGGTCTCCGGCGGCACCTTCCTGGACAAGGCCCAGGTCTCCCAGCAGCAGTTCAACAGCCAGGGCCAGTACCAGGTCAACGCCACGGCCACAGCGCAGTAGGGGGTGGCCCATGGTCCCGCAGCAGCGGGACGTTCTGAACTATGACGCCACGTCGGTCTCCAACGCGTCTTTCAGCATCCCGCTACCTTCCACCGTCACCGGCACCGACGGGGACGGCAACCCGATCTACACGATCACCATCCAGCCCGATGACTGGGGCATCGTGCTGGTGGTCTGGTCGGCGGTCAGTGGTTCCCCGCTCGCCGGGCTGAGCACCTCCTGGCAGGTGCTGCAACCGCCGACGGTGGCCAACCAGGTGTGTTTCGCGGTGCTGGCACGCCAATTCGTCGATGGCGACACGGTCGTCGACATCGAGCTGACCGACAGCAGGTTCCTGCTCGCGGTCGGTATCTGGTACTCCGGCGCGGACCGGGTTGACACAGTGGGACAGCCGGGGATCAACCCGAGCGCGGTGCTGCAGACCTCGACCGCGCCGTCGATGGTCGCCTCTGGCGCGTCCGACGAGCTGGGCCTGTCGCTGTTCGTCTCGGCGATGCGGTCCGTGCCGCCGGTGGTGCAGGTCAGCCAGGGCACCGTGGTAGTCGGCAGGACCGGCAATCCGAACACGGTGCTCGGCCTGATCGCCGCCGGGCCGCTCTCAGGACCCGGGCCCACCGGGGACGTCATCGCCACCTACGACACAGGCGCACAGTCCCGCGCCGGGATCCAGCTCGGCCTGCTGACGCTCGGCGGGCAGATCGCCGGGACCGCCAGCTTCGGGACCCAGGTGACCCTCGCGGCCACCGGCGTCCCGGCACGGCCTACCGACGCCGCATTCGCTGTTGCGGTCGCACTGGCCGTCACCGGCCTATCCGGTAGTCAGGCCGCGTTCACCCCGACGGTCGTACTCAGCGCAGTGGGGCGACCGATCGTCCCGATCAACCTCAACCCGGTCGTCAACCTGAGCACCGTCGGGCAGATACGCGGCTTCGCCACGAAGACCATGACCATCGGGCTGGCCACCATCGGCTCGCCCCACTTCACCGGCACGCCCGCGTTCAACCCGAGGGTCGTCCTCGCCGCCACCGGGGTGAAGAAGGTCAGCGGCATGATCGGCCTCGGCCCCACCGTGACACTCTCCACGCGGGGTCGGGCGCTGACCTGGGCACGTCCCGGTTTCACCGTCACCGTCCGGCTGGCGGCACTGGGCACCCCGACCATTCCCGGCACCGCCCATTTCCGGCCCGGCGTCACGTTGTTCACCCGGCGCAACGGGGTCTTCATCCTCGGCACGGCGGGCTGGGGGCCGTTGGTCACACTGCGCGCCGCCGGTGTGTTGATGGCCACCTCCGGCAGTGCGGACTTCACCCCCGAGATCACTCTGACCGCCGACGGCACTCCGGACTTCACACCGGTCGGGGAAGTCGATTTCGGACTGCGGGTGACACTGGCCGCCGACGGGTTCTCGCTGCCGCGCGGCCCGGTGGGTGTCACCATCAAACCGGTGCTGCAGGAACCGGATCCGGACTGGCACGGGCGGCCCAAGGACGAGTACGACTGGCGGGTGGACCTGCCGGTCGGCACGGCCGGGTTCGATACTGAGGTCACCCTGATCGCCGAAGGCGGCGAGCTGCTCGGCGCGACCCAGCACGCCGCGCACACGTGGAGCGTGGACGAATGACGCAGCCGAAACCGTTCCTCCCGGTGCAGCCGAACAACCAGCCCTACTACGTGCGCGAGGTGCAGAACTGGGCGATCCAGCAGGAACGGCAGAGGCATATCGAAGCAATCCTCTGGGTCGGAGAGCCGACTCTGTTTCTGTTGCTCTGGAAAGTGGAGGACTACGAGGCCGGGTACGTGGCCCGGTGCCCGCGTTGCCGCCTGTCCGACGACTCGCTCAACGACCGCATCGAGAAGGTCTACCAGCAGCCGGTACAGGCCACCTGCCCGTACTGCTTCGGCACCACTTTCGACGGCGGGGTGCGGGCCAAGGTGGTCCGGCCCGCGATCTTCACCGACTCCAACGAGATCGAGCGCAAGTCGGCCCGGGGCGTGATCTATCCGGAGAGCTGCGTGGTGGAGAGCACCGACGACTTCCGGGCCCGGCAGGGCGACTACGCCTGTCGTCAGGACGGATCGCGCTGGCAGTTGTCCCAGCCGAACGGGATCCAGCTGCGCACCGGGTATGCACACCCGGCCCAGGCCAACGCCGCGCTCGGCTACGCGCAGATCCCGGCCACCCGCCAGGACCCGTCCAGCGTGGCTTTCCAGATCCCGCCCAACGACGCCGAGCTGGGTGGCTGGCTCACCTCGCCGCAGTACTGGCCCACACCGGCCAACGACATGGTCGCGGGCCCGGCCATCCCGGGTGGGGAGGTGCCGTAGTGCCGCTGGAGATGCTGCCCGAGTCGCGGCTGAGCTGGGACCCGGACCGGATCGTGATCCTGGTCGACTCGACCGGCGGGTTGGACACCAACCTGCTGGCTGAGCAGGCGGTGCACGAGGCACGGGTGGTGATGCCGAAGGTCACCGGCTATCTGGTGACCACGCTGCGGGCCATCCACGGCGACAACTTCTTCGGCATCTACTTCCCGGACAAGCGGGTCCGGTACCTGGAACAGGGCACCGGGCCGTTCACCATGAACAACCTGGCCGGGAAGACCGTCCCGATGTGGATCGACGACCCGAGCGGGAAGGAGCGGGCCGCCAACCCGAAAGCGAAGACCCGGACCACCGTGGACGGCCGGACCCAGGTGCTCATCTTCCGGCGCGCGGCGCTCAAGGGGTCGCGCCGCAACGTGCGCAGAACGCTCCCAGGCGGCCGTACCCGCGTCGTCAGCGTCCCGGCCTCCTATCCGGGTGCGGCGGGCCGGATCAGCCGCCGTGAGGCCTCTCAGCCCCTCACCACGGCAGGCCGTCAGGGCGGCCGGGTGGCACGCGGCAACGTCGGGGTGCGCTGGCGGCACCCCGGCATCACCGGACGCCAGTTCCTCAACTACGCGATGTCGGTCACCGCCATCACCAACGGATTGGGTGTGGACGTGGTCTACCTCGCCGACGCGGTGACCATCTTCACGCTGCTGCGCAAGTACACCCAGGGAGGTGGCAGCGCATGACCGCACCGCACACCGGCTACCTGACCCGGCTCAAGGGCTGCGTCGTGGACGCGCTGTCCACGGTGTTCAATTCGACCTTCCCCGACCCGCGTTTCCGGGGTCTGAAGGTGTCCATCGAGTACCCGTTGGACCAGCAGAGCTACCCCTCGATCTGGGTGAACTACGACGACTCGGACTCGCTGGAGATCGCTTCGATCGACCATCGCGAGTTCCTGGTCGATACCGACGGCCTGCATCACGAGGTAACCCGGTGGAACTTCGCCGGATCAGTCACCCTCACCGTGGTCGCGCTGAGTTCGCTGGAGCGCGACGCGCTCTATGACGAGGTGGTGCGCATCTTCGCGTTCAGTCGGATCGAGGAGGCCAATCCGGACTTCCGCACCATTCTGGAGACCAACGACTTCCTGTATCTCGCGGTCAACTGGGACCAGTTGCGCCCGCACGGGGATGCCGCCGCCCCGGGTACCCCGTGGGGCAGCGAGGACGAGGTCATCTACGAGCGGTCGCTGGGCTTCGACGTGGAAGGTGAGTTCGTCTCCGACTGGCGTACCAACACCCTGGTGCCGCTGCGGGAGATCGTGGTGGTCGGCGAGGCGGTCAACGATGCGGGTGATCCGCTCGGGCTGGAACCAATGATCCTCGGTATCGGCCGCACCGACTGACCTCCTGCCCTGCCACCGGGCCGCGCAGCGAAGTAACGAGCCTTCGCGTCCATCAGCCAGGAGGGCCTCGTGACCAGTGGCGTCAACTTCTCGGCGGGCTATGTCCCGCCCGGTGTCTACGTCTCCACCAAGTCCACCGGCTCGACCGGCGTGGTCGGGGTCGGCGACACCGTCGTCTGCCTGGTGGGACGGGGAATCGGCTATCAGACCTACACCGAGTCGATCAACTTCGGCAGCGGCGACAACGTCACCCTGGACAACCTGGGCATCGACCCCACTTCGGTGGTGGTGACCAGCTCGGGCGCGGCACAGACGCCGTACACGCCGGATGAGCCGAGCCTGCCGCACGACTACTCGGTCAGCCAGAGCCAGGAACCGGACCTGCAGGACCGCAGCACGGTCATCACTCGCACGCCGAGCGGGGAGATCCCCACCAACGTCAACCTGCTGGTGCGTTACAACTACACCAGCGAGGCCTACAACGCGCTGCACAGCTTCACCGACTACGCCACGTTCGTCTCGGTGTACGGCCCGGCTCTGGACCCGGTGACCGGCGCGATCGTCAGCCCGCTCACCCTGGCCGCTCAGATCGCGTTCCAGAACGGCGCGAACGTGCTCTACGCGGTCGCCCTGGACACCACCAGCGGCCTGTCGCTGCCCGACCAGTTCGCGGCGGCCTATGCACTGACCATCCCGAACTACGACATCAACATCATGGTGCCGCTGTTCGAGGACGCCATGGACGCGGGGTCTGCCAAGACCGAGATCGCCGCCCTGTCCTCGTTCCTGAACAGCGCCGAATCCAACGGCTTCCCCCGCATCGCGATCGTCGGCCCGGCGGCGGGATTCGTCGGCGATCCGGGCGAGGTTGCCACCGACACGGCCTACCGGCGTGTCGTGTGGACCTGGCCGCAGGGGTTCCTGTTCTTCAACCCGGTGCGCACGGTCAACGGCACGGTGACCGTGGACGGCTTCTATGCGGCAGCCGGGGCGGCCGGGTACCTGGCCAACAATGACCCGAACCAGGGTCTGACCCAGGCGCAGCTGCGCAGCTTCTCGGGGATGCCGGTGAGCATCCTGTCCGCGATCGCCGACCCGACCAAGAAGAACATCTGGTCCTCCTCCGGGGTGGCCGTGTTCGAGATGAACCGGATCAACCAGATCATCTGCCGCCACGGGGTGACCACCGACGTGTCCAACGTCGGTACCCGGGAGATCTCCATCGTGCGGTGCCAGGACGCGCTGTTCGTGGAGATCGAGCTGACCCTGGTGGAGGCCAACCTGATCGGCACCCCGATCACGGCGAACACCCCGCTGATGGTCAAGTCCCTGGTCACCGGTGCGCTGGAGTCGGCGCTGGCCAACTACACCATCGCCTCCTACGACTCGGTGGTGGTCAACCAGCAGGCACTCCCCACCGGCGACCCGACGGTGATCGAGGTCAGCTTCAACTACCAGCCCACCTACCCGCTGGACTACATCACCGTCACCTTCACCCTGGACCTGTCCACCGGCAACATCTCCAGCCCGATCACCGACACGGCCGGTTCCGGCGGCAGCAGCAGCGCGCTGCAGGTCGCGGGCTGAGAAGGGAGCCTGAGCGATGCCCAGTCCGAAGGTGCGGGTGGTCGGCAGCGGCTACTCGACGTTCACCTATGCCGGTCAGATCATCGCCTTCTTGGAGCAGGTCGACGACTCCGGACAGCGGGCTTTCTCCGACGCGGGCGCACCGTACCAGTTCATCCAGCCGATCGGGGCGATGCACCCGACCGAGATCGCCACCAGCCGGGTACTGCAGGGCGGCACCCTGAACCTGACCATCCGCGAGCTGTGGAACACCTACGTCTGGGAGCAGCTGGCCAACCTGACCGGCACCCGCAACATCGTCGACATCTTCAACCGGCTCGCCGCGCAGAACACCTATGTGACCTGCCAGATGGTGATCCGGCCGCCCACCGGCTCCGGCAAGCCGCGCGGCAAAAACTACCACAACTGCACCATCGTCGACATCGGCGACAACGACACGATCACCGTCGGTGCACTCGCGGTCACCAAGGGCATCGTGGTCGCTTACACGCACACGAGCGCGCTATGACCACCGGGCCGAACGAGGCGGACCTGTTGCCGGTGGATGCACAGGCCACGTTCGGCCCGTCGTTCGTGCTTCCCATCACCCCGGAGACCGAACCGGAGGAAGGCCCTTTCGACGACGTCGACACCGAGCTGGACCCGAAGATCCGGGAGGATTTCATCGGGCTCACCTATCTGGGCAAGCTGGAGGAGACGTGTCGGGTTGCTGGGCACACCTTCCTGTTGCGCACCCCGTCCCAGGTGGACCGGCTGGAGATGGGGCCGCTGCACAAGCCGTATCTGAACACGGTCACCACCGAGGCAGCGTGGCGGCAGCTCACCGTGGCCGCCTATTTGCGCCGCATCGACTCGCAGGTCGCGCCCGACCCGCTCTCCCCGTCGATCACCGCGCTGCGCGTCCGATTGGACTGGGTGCGCGAGAACATCTATTCCGAGCAGGTCGTCGACCGGCTCTACGACGAGTGCCTGCTGCTCGACTCGCGGGTGCGCGACGTCATCGAAGCCCTGGACGGCCAGGGGGAACCCTCGGCCTGACCGGAGCGATGGACCCCTGGGTCACCACCCAGATCCGGCTGGCCGAACGACAGGGTCTGCTCACCGGCTCCGTACTGAGCCCGGTGCAGCTCAAGGCCGTGCTGTTGTGCGAGACGATGGACCTGGTACGCGCCACGAACCGGTCCGAACGGGAGCTGCGCCAGGCGATGCTGGCCACTGGCCGCTGGGAGTTCGCCGACCTGTTCCCGGAGTACGTCCCGGCGACCGATTCCGAGGAGGCGGTGCAGGCCGACCTGGAGTCCGAGGACCAGGTGGTCTACTACTTCCCCGCCCCGGGCGACCCGAACTTCGACCCGAAAGAGGCGCAGCGGCTGCTCGACGAACTGGTCAGGGGCAACTCCTCCGGCAACGTGTCGGCGGCCGAGCTGAACGGGCACGAACATGCCTAGGCGCAACTCGGTCGGCGCGCTGACCCAGCAGATCCGTGAGTCGTTCACCGAACTGAAGACGGCGGCGGACATGCTCAGCCAGGCCGCCTCGGCCAGCCAGAATACCGCCGCCGACATGGCCAAGGCATCCAAGGAGAACAAGGCCTCGATCGATGACCTGGTCAATACGCTCAGTGCGATGGCGGGCATGCCGGGCCAGTATGGCCCCACCATCGGCGGTACCCGCACTCCCGGATACGCGTTCGGCCGGACTCCCGGCGTGGGTGGTTATCAGACGCCGCGTCCTTCTTCATGGCCCGGTGGGCATTACCCCGGTGGCGCGTCCTACGGGATGGGTGTTCAGGGTGGTCCCGGCCTTCCGGCCCGCCGCCCGCAGAACCTCAGCGAGGTGCGCGGTTGGGCGGCCCAGGCGATCCACCAGCGCTTCGGCACCGGCGGGCTGACCTACGAGCGCACCGGGGGCAAGACCGCCAGTGGCGAGGACGAGTACCGGGTCAGTGGGCCGGGGATACGTGAGGGCGGTTTCACCGGTTCTGCTGAGCAGGTATCCCAGCACGCGGCTGGACAGAGATCCGGTATCGGGGGAGCGGTCACACGTGGTTTCGCCTCGCGTATGGCCGGAGGGATGCTCGGTGGCGAAGGGGCGCTCGGAGGTGTGCTCGGGGCGTCACGGGCCATCCCCTTCGTCGGTGAGGCGCTCATGGCCGCTGAGGCGGTGTACAAGGGCGCGCAGTTCATCGGCAACCAGCGGCAGGCCAACGCTGCCTACCAGGGCATCTACGACCAGTCGAACATGGCCGGGATGGGCCAGCGCTTCCTGCAGGAGGGCTACAAGCTCAGTCAGATCTTCTCCGGCGGCCTCACCGGTGCGCAGGCCGACCAGGCGTTCAAGGCCGTCTCGGCGATGGGTTATCAGGGCGGGGCCCGACAGCAGCGGCTGGACTTCGTCCAGTCCAACTACAAATCGATGGGCATGTCGGTCCAGGACTCGATGCAACTCATCAGCATCGCCAGCCAGTCGCTCACCACGTCGCTGCAGGGGCTGCATTCCGAGCTGCAGGGCGTCTCGGACATCGCCAAGCAGACCGGCCAGAACGCCCAGGTGTTGCGCCAGTCGCTGACCCAGAACCTGGCGCTCGCCACCAACGCCGGGTATGGCCAGGCGGCCGGGCCGCTCGCCGAGGCGATGACCGCCTCCACCACCGGGCTGGGCCGCATGTACGCGGGCACCTCGATGGGCGGGATGGTCAACAGCCTGCAGCAGCAGACCATCACCGCGATCTACGGCGGGTACGCCGGTGCTGGGCAGCTGGCGCTCGCCACCCAGACCAACCCGCTGGCCCCGGCCATGGCCGCGCAGGCGCGGGTCAACGCCACCCTGGACTCGCTGCTGCCGAGCAACGTGACGCAGGCGGTGAAACAGCAGATCCAGGCGGCCGGAGGGCCGAAGGCGATCACCAGCAGCAGTAACGGCGACGTCATCGCCCGGCGGATCGGGCTGGACACCATCGCGGGCAGCGGCGTGGACGCGATGTCGATCTACAACACGCTGCAGGCGCAGGGCATCACACCGCCCCAGGACACCGGGGCGCTGTACGGATACGTGGTCTCCTTGATCGCCAAGCAGATGAGTGGCGGAATGACCACGGACACCGCCAAGCGGGTGGCGGCCGGAGACGTGCAGACCGGCGGCCAGGCCCAGAAGTCGATCTCCAAGGCCAACCAGACCGAACCGGTGGTGCCTAAGGGGCAAACCGGCGGACAGGCCAGCAATCCGAACAGCATCGGAGCCGCCACCACGCTCACCACGCTCGCGGCGGGCACCACGACGGGCGGGGAGAGCACCTTCGACCCGGTGATCCAGGCGGCCGAGAAGGACATCGGCCGGGGCGGTTTCGTGCAGGTGACCACGGGCACCGGCCAACGGGTGGTCACCCTCTCCGAGGCGGCCAAGAGCTACCGCGACCAGTTGGTCAGCGGTACCGCGATCATCGTCGGTGCGGAGAAGGGCAAGAAGACCGAGAACGCGGGCAAGACCTTCGGCGAGGCCTACGGCACGGAGAGCCTCGGGTCGAAGATGTACGGCATCTCCACCAAGTCCAAGACCGGTCCGGCGGGCGGTGCGCTGGGCAGTCAGGGCAGCGCGATCATGAAGCTCGGACTTTCCGATACCGACCTGACCAAGGTGGCGCAGAAGTACGCCCAGGGGGGCGACAAGGGGCTGCTGAAGTACGCCCAGGGGCTGCAGAAGGACGAGGCCAAGCAGAACGCCACCGACAAGAAGACCAATGCCGAGATCAAGCTGTACATGACCCCGGAGTTGTCCCGGTGGCTCGGCGTGGACACCACCGACAACGTCACCAAGGTGAACTCCTCGGCCAACTCCGGAGCGCCGTTGGATTCCACCACTAACTACGGCGCATCCACCCCGCTGGGATAGCTGATGGCCGCCGCATCCTGCCAACTGGGCGACCTGCGCTGGCGGGTGAATCCGACCAACATCAGCTGGAACTACCAGCTGGACACCGCCGTGATCGAGACGCTGGGCGGTCAGGTGGTGCAGATCCTCGGGGCGACCTTGGGTGATCTGACCATCTCCGGCGACTTCGGCCAGAAGTGGATCTCGGCCACCGGCAAGGGCAGCAGCGCGGACTCCTGGGAACTGGCCAACGCGTTCCACACCAAGATCAAGGGGATGATGGACGCCCAGTCCTCCATCCCGTTCATCAAGGGTTCCGGGGCCGGGCGCACGGTCAAGGCCGAACAGGCCTTCGTGCACAAGCCGTATGCGTTCACCTACTCCGACGACCTGCACACCTGGAACTTCAAGGTGCTGATCAAGGCCATCGCGGACGCCGACGGCGACGGCAGTTCGATCAGCTACTCCAACGGCAAGTACAACCAGCGCTACCAGCTCACCCTGTTCATCGTGCAGGCCGACTCCGACGTGGTGAAGACGATCGCCTCGGACGCGTTCATCGCCCGCATCGCGAAGGGCATCGGATGGCGCAAGTCGGGCGGCTTCCACGGTTCGGTGACCGCCCAGCAGGCCCAGGACATCATCCTGGCCAATGGCGGCACGATCAGCCAGATGCTGGCCCAGACCCTGGGCGGGCAGCCGATCAAGATCCCGGCCAGTACCACTCCGCCGACGTCGAGTCGTAAGTCGGCGTCCGATTCGAGTAGAGGGGTCGGACGCGGTGTACGGGCCATCTAGGAGGAACCGATGACCAACCCGCTGGTCAACACCTGGGGGTGCGATGTGCCGGTGAGCATGCCCGAGCCGGTCGAGTTCGATCCCGACGTCGCCGCCGACATGGGTAGTCATGTGTTCACGCCGGACGGGCTGCGGATCGCGTTGAACAAGGCCACCCTGCAGGAGACGTTCGCGCCGACTTACGCACCGCCGTCGAGGGTTCGATGAGCAACGCAGTCACCGGCGTCACGGGCAACCCGTCACTCGCGATCGCGCCGATCTCACCTAAAGGGCACCGGGGCGGCAACGCCAACATGGCGCTGACCTACACCTACCAGGGCGTCTACTACAGCGCGATGGTGCGCTGCACCAAACTCGCGATCAGTTACTCGCTCAACTCCGAGGAGAGCCATTCCCGCCAGACCAAGGCGTTCTACCCGCACCGGCGCGCGCAAGGCCAGTTCGCCATCACCCTGGCTCTGGTCGGCTGGAATGAGTACTCCCAGGCGATGGGATGGTTCACCCGGTTCGCCCGGCAGGCGCTCGCCATGTCCAGCAACGACCCGGCGCTGTGGGTGGAGGTGTCGATGCCGTCCCGCAAGTTCACCCGCTGGGGGATCCCTACCACCGGGATGAACTTCGGTGATCACACGGCCTCGATGGTCTTCTCGCCGACCATCACCTTCATCTCGGTGCGTGACCCGAACGACCCATCCACGGCGATCCTGTCTGGTCGCGCCAACCAGATCTCCCGGCAGAGCAATGCCGGGATCGACCCGCTCGCAGTGAGCTTTTTTTATCCCTCGTCGGCGGTCAACACGCCCGGCAAGCTCGATGAGAGCCTGTACGGCCCGACCGGGGCGCTACCGGCACTGCCCACAGATCAGGCCCAGCAACAAGTCTCGCCGAGCAGCCCGTCCCAGGGCATCGGGCGGGGCGTGTACGAGGAGTAATCGATCTTGGCCACGCTCATTTACACTCCGGCAATTAGGGCGCACATCGCGCCCAGCAAGGGCGGCATCATCGACATCAGCGAGGACTTGGTGTCCTGGACGCTGATCCTGCGCGAGAACGCCCCGCACACCTTCACCTTCAAGCTGCAGAACAGCCAGCGCAAGTACGACGGGACGTTCCTGCCGATGGACCGGATCTCCATCGGCCTGAAGCGGATCAACTGGCTGCAGTGCTTCACCGGCTATCTCAACGATTCGCCGATCTTCCAGGCGTGGCCGGGCACCCTGGACCTGACCGCCACCTGCACCCTCAAGGTGCCGTTGTTCTACTACTGGGACCCGAACACCAAAGAAGGCATCGCGCTGATCACGAAGTCGCTGGCCAAGATGAAATCGCCGGACCAGGTGGTGGGCGACCGGGGCCTGTCCGGGCTGATCGTGGATTCGCTGACCCAGGTGGTGAAGTGGCCGCAGAAGCGCATCCACATCGGCCAGGTGCCCAACACCTGGCTCAAGATCGCCACCAAAGTGGGCCAGCAGATCGAGGAGGACACGGCGGTCTACGAGAAGCTCGGCGTCGGCTACACGATCAACGGCACCTCCTCCGACGCGGCGGTGAACATCCCGGTGGGTGGCAATCTGAACGCCACTCAGGCCAAGCGTGCCTCGCAGATCTACAGCGCCCTGATCGGGCCGCTGAAGATCACCGACACGCCGCTGCAGGTGATGACGTTCATGTGCGCGCTGGTCGAGTCCGGACTGAAGATGTACGCCAACTCCAACAACCCGGAGTCGATGAAGATCGACCATGACGCGGTCGGCTCGGACCACGGGTCGGTCGGGCTGTACCAGCAGCAGGTCGGCGGCGCGCCGAACTCGACAGCGGACTGGGGAACCACCCAGGAGCTGATGGACCCAGTTACTTCGACGAAGAAGTTCACCGACCGGCTCAAGAGTGCGGTCAAGGGCGCGCAGTACAACCCGCAGGGACTGTCGGACGAATCCCAATGGGGGGCCTACGTCCAAACGGTGCAGGGCTCGGCCTATCCGGACCGCTACCAGGAGCAGCTGGGGGCGGCGAAGGCGATCGTGGCCAGTGCACAGAAGGTGACGTCAACCTCCGGAACGGGTGCGGCAGCGTCCACGCCGTTCGGCACCTCCGACATCGGCACCTCCGACGTGGCCGAGTCCACCGGCAACCAGGTTGCCAAAGTGGCCTCGAACTTGATCCAGACGCACGCCGCGTCCAAGAAGTGGATCATCTATGTGCTCGGCGGTGACGATCCGGACCACACCGACATCGGCGCGGTGACCAAACTGGACTGTTCTTCGCTGGTGGATTGGGTGTACTACCACTCCACCGGCGGTAAGCACCTATTCGCTTCCGGTGGCGGGCGTTCGAATGTGGGGTCGATCCTGAACACCTGCCAACGGCTCAACCGCACCATTCCCGTCGACTTGGCCGCGTACGTGCGCGGTGCAGTGCTCATTCACGGGCCCAACGAACACATCGGTGTGTCGCTGGGCAACGGTGCCGACCACGTGGCCGCACATTGCCCCTACCCGGATCCGTCCAAGGACGTCGACATCTCTCCGATCGCCGGGAACGGGTTCACCATCGGCGGACTATTGCCGGACGTCGACTACTCCGGGTCGGCCACCACCCAGGCCGCCGCCAATCAGCTCAAGTCGATCATGAAGTACTCGAATGTCACGGTTGCACCGAAGGATCTCTCGCTAGTGCCCGATCCGTCCCAGACCAGTGCCGGGGTGTCTGACCCGACTTCCGGCCAGGTCGACCCGTTCCAGTCGCTGGTCAACGGCATCTACTTCAACGGGCAGAACGCCAACACCCTGGGCTCGTTGTTCGGCGGCCCGATCATGATGATGAACACCCAGCCGTTCCTGCCGTGGTTGCAGAACCTGGTGGCCAGCTCGATGCGCTCGTTCTGCTCGGCCCCGAACGGCGACTTCATCGCCTGGTTCCCGGACTATTTCGGGCTGTGGAAGACCGCCGCGATCATGAACATTGAGCCGATCGAGCTGCAGAACTTCGCGGTCTACTGGTCCGACCAGCAGATCGTCACGCACCAGTACGTGATCGGCAACATCGGGGAGTCCGCGTTCGACCCGGCTTCCGGGGGACTGGGCTGGATGAACGACACCGTCACCGACCTCGCCGCGCTGGCGCGGGGCAGCTCCGGGGTGGCCACCATGGACTACCCGGAGATCTTCGAGGTGATCTACAACGACAAGAGCAAGGGGGCCGACTCGGGCTTCATCCAGGCGTTCTTGCAACGCTTCGGGGCCCGCCCGCACACCGACCAGATGCCCAATATCGCCAAGGGCAAGGCAGAGTTCTTCTACGCGCTGTACCGCTTCATGCAGAGCTGGGCCGGGCAGTTCACCGCCACGATGCCGACCACCTTCATGCCCGAGGTATTCCCCGGGATGCTGGTGCGGATCCCGGACTACGGGTTCCAGGCCTACGTGCAGGGCGTGCAGCACCAGGGCGTGTACGGGCAGGGCGGCGGCTTCACCACCCAGATCTCGATCTGCGCCCCGTCCACCATCGGCACCAAGAACAACAACACCATGCTGGCGTGGTTGCCGAATGCGGCGGCGAGTTTGTAATGGCCACCAAGACGGCCGTCGTCAAGCTGCCTTCGACGACATCGACCTCTGGGTCCGGAGCGGCCATCTCCACCGGGAAGATCATCTCGGTGGTCGGCAATGTGGCCCAGGTCCGGCTGTCTATCGGAAACCAGGTCGTCCAGGTACGTACCGACCTACTGCGGGCTAAAGGGGTCGCCCCGAAGACCGGGGAGAACTGGATCCTCGACCAGCAGTTCGGGGTCGGCTGGTGCCTGGCGGCCATTGCCAGCTATCCCGGCCTGGACGCGGCGGCGTGGGCCGCCCCGGTGTTGCTCGGGAGCTGGGTCAACGCCTCCACCGCGCCGTGGACCAACAGCAACGGCACGTACGCCCCGGCAGGGTGGCTCCGGGACGATCTGGGCTGGGTGAGCCTGCGCGGCACGGTCACCGGCGGTACGGCGTCAGCATCCAATGCGGCCGGGCCGCTTCCCGCCGACATCATGCAGCTCCCGGACGGCTACCGACCACCGCTGGACGGGCAGCTCCGCTTCCCGGTGGGTGCCGGGGCCAGTTCGACCGGTGTGGTGATGGTGCGCCCGGACGGCTTCGTGCGGGCCATGGCCGGAGCGACGCCGATCTCATTGGACGGGATCCGGTTCCGCTACGTCCAGCAGGCCGTCTACAACGTGAGCTTCACTCCGACAGTTACCCTCAGCGCGTCGGGGCAGCGCAAGGTCTGAGTCCTGGCGTCTCTCCGGATCGGCCCGCGAAGTATGGAAGGGCTCGGGACAGGAGGCGCGTGCCGTGCAGACGCTGGCGGTCGTCGATGGCGATTTGGTGCTCAACGCCGGAAGCATCCTGACCATCTCCGGGCCTAACAAGATCAAGCAGGACCTGTACTTCGCACTGCACGAGGCCTACGGTGCCGATCCGTACCACCCGACCTGGGGGACCGTATTGGACCAGTTCATCGGGCTGCCGCAGACGCCTGCGGTGCGTCAGAGCGCCATCAACGAGGTGAGCCGGGTCCTCGACAACTACGTGGCGGTGCAGTCGGACCAGATCAACTCCTACACCGCCACTGACAACCGGTCCGGCTTCTACGCCTCCGACGTGGTCCGTTCCGTCGACTCGATCGACGTCCAGGGGATGGGGCCCAATATCATGATCACGGCGAACCTCACCACGATGGCGGGCCAGCAGCTCAGTGCGCAGCGTGAGGTGGGCAGCTGATGCCGACCACTGCCGAGATCGCCTCGAACATCGTCGCCTCGCTGGCGTTGACCGAACCCACTCTGGACACCTCGGTCGGCTCGGTCACCCGCAAGATCATCGATGCGGTGTCCGGAGTGCTCTCCGAGCAGTCCTCGGACAACCACCTGATCACTTACACCTACGACATCGACTCCAAGACCGGTGCGGACCTGGACGACTTCTGCGCACTGTTCGGGATCAAGCGGTTCACCGGTAACCGGGCCACCGGGATCTGCACGTTCTCACGCCCGGCCGACACCGCCTCCACCACCGTCGCCTCGGTGCCGATGGGCACCCAGGTTTCCTCCGCAACGGCAACGCCGGTCAGTTTCCAGACCGTCATGTCGGCCACCCTCGGGCTCGGCCAGCTGGCCGTCGACATCCCGGTGCAGGCGTTCTCCTCCGGCCCCAG